AATCACTCTGTGCATCTTTAAGGTCTTCTAAATCTAATTTTTCGCCATCTTCATTCCAAGTTTTAAGAAAATCTTGAAATAATGTATTATAATTCTAATCTATTTCTTTAGTTATTTCTGGACGGCTTTTATAGAAATCACTCCAAGCTTGTTTTATATTATACTACTTCTTAAAATTAAGAGTATGTAGCATAGCATATACCTTGTCGACATCGTAGTCTGAGCCTGACATACTAACTATATCTCTAGGCACTACTATAATAGTTCCAACTTGTCTAGGTAAGAATCCTATTATCTTAAAAGGAGCACAGGAATAAAATGATTCTGTAGGTACTCTATAACCTATAAATTCCCTATATTTCTCAGGCACTATATAATGCCATTTACCATCAGCTCCTTTATACTTTTTATTAATATCAACTTCACCAGTATTTTTATCAATAAGCATATTATATAACTCTTCTGAAGGACAAGGCATATAACATTCTATATGTTTTACACTGCCATCATCGTTATATATAACTTTAGGCTCTCTCTTAAATCCCCAAGCACTAGTTTGTATATAAGCACCTCCAGCTATCTTTTGCTTAGTTACTCTATTCTTAACTATACTTGTCAGCAATGACTATATTTTATAGGTTATTGAGGGGTCTAGAAGAGGTATATTGAATACACCATCTTTATTTAAAGTCAGTGCAAGTTCTATATCAGAATCATATCTAGGATTACTTCTTACTTCACTAAGTAATAGCTTTTCAATCTATTTAATATCTGAGAACTTCTTGTCAAGTTTCATAAAGGAATCCTTTATATTAGCGGTGTTTACCATATTATATAAATCTTGCCACTCTTGTATGGTCCACTCTTTATTACCATATTTAAATCTAAAGTTGGGGTCTGTAATATCTTGATTTGAAGCTATAATTCTTCTTATCTAAGTACCCACAAGCTACATAGCATCTATACCATGTTCAGGTGTAGCAGTCTATATACCATAATCTTCATAGTCAAACTCATGTATAGCCTAAGAATTCTCATTAACATAATTAGCCAAATAATCCTCTACTTCACTAGCGTCTACATCATTAAGGTCAATTATATCCTAGCCTCCTGTTTTAACAGCGGATTCAAACATTACAGCATCAATATTATTTTTAGTCATAAACCTCTCAAGTGCTGCAAGTTTTCCTGTACTCATTATAGTGCCTAACACTGCCTAAGTAAGCATTACCATTTCAGAGTTCTTATGCTATGTAGGTATTCTAATATTACCTTCATCAACTTGGTTACCTTGATTAGTCTGAGTATATAAATATGGTTTTCTTGTATTCCATAATGTAGTAATATCTTCAAGCCTAAAGTTACCATTCTTTATGTTATTATATGAAGATTCCTCTTCATCAGACCACATACCTGCCATTATCTAAGTTCTCCTAAAACTATCAAGAGTTCTATATGCCTAGGCATCTGCCATATTAATATTTTCATAAGCACTTATAATAATATTTTTTTCAGCCTAAGTTAATTTAAGATTCTTATTAAGTGCTTCCTTTAATTCATCAAGAGTCAATGATGGCACTTCACAGTCTTTAAGATAAAGAACTCTATTCTTCATAAGATTACCACTATCGTCATAGCAAACTTTCTTTCTTTCGCCATTAACTATCCATTCAGCTTCTGTGTTAAGTCTTTCTATAGGAGCATGAAACTCTTTTGCTCTCTTAATAAAGTCAGTTAAGAAGTCATTACCTTTAGTCTTATAGAAAGCTAAGTCAGTAGTTAATAATTCTATTATCTGACTTTGTGCAAAAGTACTATTCCAATACCATTCTCCTAACTATGTTATAGCTGTTTCTTTACTATTAGTATCAAAATATTTAAGTTTTCCATTAGGATTATCGTCAACTCTATCAAATAATCCTATCTATTCCCATTTAGTTAAGGCTTTCTTAAATCTATTAGCTAATATACCATCAATCTGCTAAGCTATCCAAGCATTAAGTTGTTCATTGGACATATTATGAGTATTATCATAATAAGTATCTAAGAATGACTTACCATTAATCTCCAAGAAGTTTAATTCTGGTAAGAACTTAAATTCAGCTCCACCTTTTTTAATATGTTCATTACCATTCTTATCAACAGTCTTAACCATATCAAAATTAGCTATCTTCTCTACATTAGGGTCTTGAGACCTTCTTTTAACCAAGTCTATTCTGTCAATCTCCTAAAGCACAAGATTAATCATCTTCTTATTGATGATTTGTCTAAAGTCCTTAATATATCTTCTCATTCTAAGGAACTCAGCACTTTCAGTATCAGATAATACAGGTATATTATAATAAGCCCATCCATTATCATCATTAGTGGGCTAGCTTCTAAACTGATTAAACAACACTAATGTAGAATCTAATGTGCTCCAATCTTTATATTCCTTACCATTATAATCAAGAACTACTATATGATTAAATTTATCTCTGTCTTCCTAATTATTATAAAGATTCTTTATAAGTTGATTTCTCCATTGCTTATTCTTCCTGTTATAGAACCAATCAACAGGCATATATTCTTTCTCAATAAAAGCCTTAAACTTTTCAGGATTCTTGAGTTTCTTTATAAGATTAATCATATATCCACTGTTAACATGGGCATATAAACTTTTCTTATTATGTCTTACTTGACTTTCCATAGTACTTTCAGTAACAAAGCTTATTACTTTAGCCACATTTTCCAAGGCTCTACCATATAAGTTAGCTAAGTCAACCTATTGATTGTCCTTAATGTCCTTATTCTTTAATAAATCATCATATATAGTAAGTAAGGCATTTGTTAATGTATTAGCATTAAAGTCAGGTTCATATCTAGTATCACCAATATTATATTCTATAGCATCAGCTACTGTCGATTCTTCAAGATTAATGCCAAGCATCTTAAATGCTTTTGTTATCTTTCTTACATTATCTTTATCAAGAACAGTGGCTATTCTGGTTTCCCTAGTGTCTTGTCTTACATAATATATAGCTTGTCTTACTTCATTAACTAAGTCTAAGCCTTTCTTTACATTATTCTTATCTATCTCTCCATTGGAATTATAAATAGCATCATCATCAAGTCTATTACCATACTCATAGTTATCTCTCCAAGTTTCAAACAACTCATCAAGACCTTCCATCTTATTTATACTTATAGTCTAAGTCTTAATGCTACCATCTTGCTAAGTCCTAGGTTTCTATATCCAATAATTAAGAGTTGACTTATTATAAGCTCTATACATTTCAGTAAATAACTAAGGGTCATCCTATAACTTACTTATAATCTGATTAACCCAAGGTTTTCTTATAGCTAATTTCTACAATATAGGTATCATGTCCTTAGGTTCTGTGATTACAGGAGCTAATGCTTTTATAAGTTCTGAATGTACATAAGAACCACTAAGATATATAGTATCTCCAGTATTATCAGTTTCCTATATACCATTTTTACTAACTCTTGCTATATTATTAATAGCTTGTCTGATTCTATTAGTAAGAGAATTAAAGCTACTTACAGTTCTTACATCAATCATCCAACCCTCCTTAGTTTTTTCTTCCTTATTATCAGAAAAATCACTCTATCCTTCATCATTAATAGTATCCTATTCCATAGTCTATACTACAGAGTCTTCATTAAATATTAGGGTAACACCTTCTGTAAGTGCAAATCCTTTTGAAGCTTCCATAGCTAATACCTTAAAGTTATCAAGTATAATTTGATATTGCTATTTTTTATGATTAAATCTACCTTTAGCTATAGATTCCTTTTTCTCCTTAGACATTTTTTGGAAAACACTATTCTTATTTAGTATTCTCTTCTCAAGTTCTATACCCTATTGTTCAGTAAGATTAACATACTATTGGAATGTATCTTTAAGTCTATTAAATATAGTAGTAGGTCTAAGAGTTTTAATTACTTCAAATCTACTTAATTTTCTTCTTTGGAATAGTAATTCCTATAAAGTTTTAGTGTCTTCCTCCTAGGCTATCCTGTTATCCAAAGCTTGTTTAAAGTTATTATATTCCCTACTTACTATATTAGAGAACATTCTACCTAATTTCTATACTGTCTATCTTCTTGTTATAGGATTAAGAAAATCTTTAGTAGCTTTAGCTTTCTCAACATCTAAATCTTCTGTATTATTTAATTGCTGTATTGTTATAGGAGTTACTTGCTCTTCTTGTATTATTTTCTCCTCTTCTTGACTAGATTGCTGTTGTTGATTTACTAATTCATTAAACCCTTCTTCAAATACTATATTATTAGGTATTTGTTCTGAGGCAAACATACTAGCCATTTCTTCATTGGAATAATAATTTAGATTCTTACCTGTACCAGAATATGCTACTAAAAATTCTTTATTAGGATTCTATCTAGCAAATTCATATAATTTATGAATCTATTCTATTATCTATTCTTTAGTTCTTGAGGGATTTTTCTTATCGTCTTTAGTTAAATCTTTAGTAATTATAGCATAAGATTGCCCCTAAAGACCTTCTGCCTAACCATATTTAGCACCAAATTTATTTCTTGCAGTAAAAGCTGCTCCAGCACCATGTTTTCCCTGAGTGTTACTTCCAAAAACAAATATTTGGTTGTCTTGAAGAGAGGTAATCATACCTTTGTATGTTTTTCTCTAATTTATTTTTTCTCCCTCAGTCATCATATCAAACTACCTAAAGTTTTGATTCTATAAAGAGGACTTTTCTATATGCAAAGAAATAGTATTTATTAACTTTTCTAAATAAGAGTCAGATATATTTATTCCAAGATATTTATTAAGTAAGTTCTTTATTGTATTAATAAATCTACTCCATAAAGACTACTTTTTATCAGTTTTTATTTGTGCTAAAGATTTCTATAACTCTGGATTTGTCATAACATTAGCTATAAACTCCTTTATATGAGAACCTCTCTATTCTGTATCAAATACATCATATCCAAAATCCCAATAAAAATCTTTATTATCATTTAAGTCTACAATAATATTCCATATATCATCGTAAAACTACTATTCTTCTTTAGTAGCTATATTTAATGTAACATTATTAATACTGTTGGAAGTTACAATATGGACTAATTCGTGTGACAATATATAATCTAACCTTTCATTATCCATTAATAAAAGTCTTGGGTTATATACTAAAGATACTTTATTACCACTAACTTTAGCTCCCATAGCAGCAGTAAAGTTACTATTGGGTTTAATCTCTATAGTCTTACCAGATTTCTATAATTTATCTATTATATTATTTTGTAACTATTGTATAAAGTTATAATAAGAGTCTTTATCTGATAAATTTCCTTCTAATTTCTATCTTCTCTATGTAGCAATCCCTAAATTATAATGATTTTCCTACGAGTATTTATTAATAATTTTCCTTATACTACTCTTAAAAGACTCTAATACTTCTTTTATATTGTTACCAGTAAAGGTTTGATTTATAACAAGATTTCTACTATGTAAATAATTTATATCATCTTGTGTATAATAATTAGTACCATCTGTGATTTTATCAGGCTAATTATTAATAAGTATACTTTTAGCTTTATTAGTTATTAAAGCTAATCTATCATTTCTTTCTTTCTTGGCACTATTCTATAAATAGTTTATAAGCTCCTATATAGTAGGTAATCTATCTTCATTATCTTTAAGTTGTGAAGATTGCCATCCACTAATAGTAGCTTTCATAATATTAAAATCATAGTCAGGAAAATACTTTAGTGTATATTCTACAAACTATTTATTCTATTCATAGTTTTTACCATCTGTAATTAAACATCTTACACTCATATATTTATAATTTTATTGTTTACATTAATAATTTTGCTGCAAAATTACAATAAATAATTTAATTATGCAAGTTTTTCTATAAAAAAATAAGGGAAAGTAAGTTAAAAACTTACCTTCCCTTGAACAATATTATTATGACGGATTAATTTTATAATCTTTCTAATATTAAATTGGCTTTATCCCTAAGTGTTGATGCAGAATACTTAGGAAACTTTACATCATAGGCTATAGCATCATGCTCTAACCTATCAGCAATGCTCTTTACACTTTGTGCAAATAAGAATAATTCTCTCTTACACTCATGTAAAGTTAATTTCTTTGGTTTAATAGCACTTTTTTTCATACTCTATTAAATTAAGTATATCCTTAATAGCTGTTATATATCCAGCAATATATTCTGTAGTTTTCTTTCCTGTAGCTTCTTTAGGAAAGAAGTCTTTTTGATATTTACAGAATATCTCTATCTTTTCAACTATTTTGTCATTCATTTATATATCCTCTTTTAATAAACTCTTCTTTTAATGGAATAGCTAACTCTTTAGCTTGGGGATGGGCATTAGGAGCACATCTTAATTCAAAGAATTTCTTCCAATCCTCAGCAAATCCACACATATATAATTCTGTCTTTAAGGAGAGAGGTAATATATCCCTTGCTTCTTCAGCTTTCCAACCAAGATTTATAAGTTCTATATAATGTTCTTCTGCTTCTCTCATAGTATTATACCAAATACTACAAGATTTTCCTTTATTTCCTTCAGTAAATTGAAAACAGTAAGTATCTTTATATAAACCTTCTTCAAACTTAATTATACCCTGATTCATTTCTTCAAACCAACAGGGTATAATAAAAGTAAGTTCATTATTAAATTTATTAGATGAATATAAACAGTAACGTGTTGACTCTTGTAAGAAGCTAAACTTTCTGTGCCTTACAAATTCCATCTGTTATATTAAGGCTCTTTATCCTTAATTCTCTGAATTTCTTCAGAGTGTCGGACTATATCATCATCCTTTACAGGATGCCCAGCACTCGTGTTGTTATTATATTCTTGTGAACATACAGGGCATTCCCCATAATTATTAGGACATATTACTGGAGGACAGTACTTCTGTGCCTTACAACATTTATAAGGAGAATCTTTTACCGTTATATATATTCATAAGTTTCAAACATTAGTCTCTGAACCTTCCAACTTTGTTAAAGGTTGGCTCGGCTGCTGATTAGCATGATTTATTATTTTATTACACATTTCAAATAATTCTTTCATTGACATATCTCCTTTCATCCAATTAGCTCTCTTTGTTACCCATTGAAGATTTCCTCTGACATATCCTTTGGAAGAATCTATTCTATCTAAGGATAAAGGCAAGTCTTTTCTTATATGGTCTAAAGAGCCATCTTTAGGAAGAAGATTATCTCCAGTTAAAGCACATTTGAAATTTTGAGATTTAAGCAAGTTGTATAAATATTCAGGAGTTACATCTTCTGCAAATTTCTTATTTCTTAGAATCGCATTTCCTTTTAATCTATTTATAAAACCTTCTCTAAAGTTAGATACTATTTTCCCAACAGCACATCTTCTACAACTTTTATATCTAGTAGAATCCATAATTTGTGATGCAGGCATCCATCTTTCATTTCCACATTGACATCTGACTCTGTATTTAAGTTGATTGTTTATATATTCAGGCCCAGATATAACTTCTAATGTGCCAAATTTATATCCTATTGGAATAACTAGTCTTCTGTTTTTATTAGAACATTCTTTACACATAGTAGTTCTACCATTTTTAAGAGAAGAATATTGAACATAGTATTCTTTCCCACACTCACATCTAACTTTATAGTAATAACTATTCTTAATTCTTGTTCTAAAATCTTCTAGAACTGTTAATTTTCCAAATTTATCTCCTATTTTTACATCAAATTTTCTCATTAAAATATAGTTTTTAATTTTAATGCAAAAATAATAATAAATTTTTATATTACCAAATTTTCATAAAATATTTAATAAATTTTAGCTTTCCAGCAATTCACTGGGTTTTCTTAATACATTACTGTATTAAGCCACAAATTCTTTATGGGAAATTGCTCTATCTAATACAAACTTTACTGTATATCTCTTATGATGATATTTTGTAGGTTCCCTTAGATATTTTAAATCATCTAACCAATTATTTTCTACTAATACCCTATAATTAGTACTAATATATGCATTACCTGAAGGAAATTCTGCATCTACTATACATTCAGAATAGTTATTACAAATATATTTATTCAAGATTGTAATAAAATTTGGACTATAACAATCTATATATAAATATACAGTACCAAATTCACAAGTAGCTAAATGCTTCATATTAAGCATTCTTCCTACAAAATCTTTAGCAGAAGTTTCTGTTATCTTATCTTCACTTTTGTGAGATACTCTACCTGCAAGTTCTATAGATTTATATATATTATCAATAGCATAACCTGTAGGCTCTATTATCTGAAATGATGGTTTAATTAATTTCATAATTTTTTTATTTATTTTTTATTTTTTTTTTTCTATAAGAAATTGTTTGAATTTCTTCATATTCAGAAGCTTCACACAAACAATCACAATCACTATAAGTCATACCTTCACTATATAGATGTGTTACTCCTCTCACTCCTACATATCCATCTTCAACTTTATATATAGTTGTGGAAACTTCATACCATCTATGTCTATCTACATCTATACTCTTAGATACTATTTTTAACTCTTTAAATTGTCTATCTATTAAAGAATATTCAAACTTATACACACTATAGAATCTATTAGAATTTACATAATCAATTAATTCTTGTACTTTCATTTTTCTTACTTTTTAAATTATCTAATTCTTCTTTTAGTCTTTTATGAAAAGATTCTTCTCCATCATCACCACTAAGAAGCCAATCAATTCTTTGAGCATATACATAAGCTTTCCTTAGTATAGCTAATCCTTTCTTAAACTCTTTAATAGTTTCTTTACTATATTCATAAAGATTAGGAACAGTATGTTTATTCTTAATAATATACTCTTTTTCCTCATCTTCTAACCAATGGTCTTCAATATAATCTTCAATGTCTTCTTTATCAATAGAATGACCATATATATAGTCTTCTAATTGGTCAGCTATTTCAGATATTCTCCATTGGTTATAGTCAAAATGTCCACCAGACAATGTTATTCCTCCAATAAATTTAAGTTAATATTTTTATTTCTTCTTAGGAATTTCTTAAAAGATTTAAGACCTATTTCCATACTAGTATCAGTATAATCTTTTCTAAAGTTACCTAGAAAACTTAGTCTCCAACCATATTTAAGAGAGTCATAGTATAAACAATACGAAATTATTGTGTAATCATAATGAGGATATATCTTATTAGAATACTTATCATAGTAAGCATAAGATGTAGCTAAATATTTACTTATTAGTGAACATATAACAGGATTTGAACTTGATTTTCCTACATATATAGTTCTCGTATTGTTTTTTTTTACTACTACTCCGTTCTCTTCCTCTTTTATACTTTTATTAAAATCCGTAATACCTAAACTTTTCTTAAAATATTTTATTATTGAAGTTTCTTTGTGTTTACTCATTTAATTATACCTTTATGTTTAAATACATCTATTTCCTCAGCATACATCCAACTACATTCATCAGGATTAAATCCTAATTTTTCTATAAAATCATAGTCTAAATCAGCATCTTTATCAACTTTATAAAAGTGTACTGATGAATTTGAATGGTCTAATATTACTAATTCTTCCATAAGTTTATTTTATATTATATACATTAATCTATGACATATCCAATAAATAATAGCACATAGTACAAAGATACCTATTAACATATGTATCTTAAATGCCATAATGACTATAGCTACTATAGCAATAATAGTAACTATAATCATTATTAACATTAATATTGCTATCCAAATTAAATTATTATTTGCTTTCATTATTTATAATTTAATCAGCTACTACTTCAAAGTTATCTAAATTCCATCCATTAATATTAGGTAATCTTATATTCTCTTCAACTGCTTTCTTCAAGTCACACTCTGAGAAATCTATATTACCTTCTTCATCTATAGTATAATCCCTTACAGGAACTTTTATAGTTTTACTCACTATAGCAGATATAGTTACTTCTATATCTTTAGGTGGTAACTCTACTTCATTCCAAGGTGCTCTATCCCAATCAGATTGACTCATTGGAGGATAATTACTATTCTTTCTTAAAGATTCATTATAACTCATAATTATTTAGCTCTACTAATTATCATACTAAGTACTTTCTGAGCAGCTTTTAATGCTTTAATATTTGAAGGATTAGCATATTTAAGCTCACCACATTCTTCTTCAAACATATAAGAAGTTAATTGATTATACAACTTTAAAGTTGCTTTAGCCTTAGTGCTTGTTGAAACTTTTATACTCATTTTCTAACATATCAATTTTATCATTAATATAAAATAATGCTTTCTTTAAATCCTGTATAGCAGCTCTAAGAAAATCATCACTTAAATTCTCATTTATAATAGGCTTTCTTCCTGCTCTAAGAATATATTTTATAGCATTACCTAAATCAAAGTCAAGATGTCTTGTAATATCAATTACCTCAATACCACATTTATCTTTAAGCCAAGTGTAATGAGAAGGATGAGAAACATTCTCATCCTCCTTTATTCTGTCATAAGTTTCTTTTGTTATATCTCCCATAATTAATCTCCTTCTATTGTACTAATATCAATAGGTTTTATATCATTTGTTTGAGTATTATCAGTATTATTTACACTACTAAAATCACTCTTATCAAGTATATAATTATCTATTAACCACTTTTTTACATTCTCTTTTCTATTAGGATTATCTATAAAATCTCCATCTACACACTTAAAGTTATTTTTAAGTGCTTCTAAATCATTTTTTCTAACAAAGTATTCTTCAAGAAGGTCTAGCATTTCCTCAACCTCTTCTTGAATAGTTTCTAATGTAGCTTCCCCTCTATTCAACAATATATCTTGTGGTCTAGAAGTGGAATAAATCATTATCTTCTTTACTATCTCCTGTATTCTTTTATTACAGAAGTCAATAGCATCTTTAACTTTGTACATTGAATCATAAGATTCTTTATTAAAAGAAATCTGTGTTATTACATTTGTTTCCCAACCCATAATATTTATTTTAAAACATTTCGTCGAATAAAGAAGTTTGAATACATTTAAGCTGATGTATTATTTTATTAGCTTCACTAATATAATATCTATAATTTATATTTTTAGGAAATTCTTTAAAATCTTCCATATTATTACATATTATAATACCTGAAGCTTTTAACATATTTATGTAATTATGTCTATGCCCTTCTAAATCTATTTGACATTTAAATAAATTATATCCTCCTGTAGCACAATAATATCTATTTATTTGTTGTATAATATTATTATTATATTCTACTTTAAACTTTTTATCTACTTTTTGGTAAGTAATAAAATCATTTAAGTCTTTACTACTTTTAACAGTTTCTTCTATAGGAACATTATCTGCTAAATAAGCATTAATAGCTTTAGGAATTATCATTGGCTGCATACCTTTACCTAAAGTAACTTCATCAATGAATAATCCTTTTTTCTTTAATAGTTTTTTATTTTTCTTTTCACTATAACCTTCAAGAACTCCAAGATAATCATTAATAGCATATTGGTATAATGCTTCAAATCTATCTTCTTCAAGTTCTAATTTGGTAAGTTCTTCCCATTCCTTACAAACTTTCTTAAATTCTTCTTCCTTGTTCTTTTTTCTTAATACAAATAAACCATCTGTATTAGCTTGTATTATTTTACAACCAATAGATATTAGTTTTTCAGCCAACATTAATAATAATAATTGACCATTAATTCTGCAAATCTTCACATAAATTCGCAACATTTATGCAGTTCTCTTATGAACTTCTCTATGTTTCCATAGAAGTTGAGACTATATCTTCATCTTTAATTAGATGCCCTCCGTTTCCTTTACCATTAGCTTGTAAAGTACTCTCTTTTGAGATAGTCGTTGAGCTTTTAATATTATGATAGATGTCACATATTTTATCTAGAAATTGCTATTGTGAATAATTATTTTTCATTTTATTACACATTGCACAACAAGAAACACAATTTTCAATAAAATAACCTTTTGTAGAATCAATTCTATCTATTCCATTTACCAATTCAATTTTATTGTTCATTATAGTTCCTTTTCTTTCAGAGGGTTCTGCTCCACAATAAAAGCATTTACCTTTTACAAGTTTTTCATATTGTTCTTCTGTTAGTTGCCATTCTATATTTCTTGTTTTAGCATTACTTTTATAATGTATCCACATATCATATAAAATTGTAGATAAATTACTGCCATTTCTAGCATGACAGCAATTTGGACAATGTATAATATTTTTTAAAGCTTCTTTTTTTCTAGTAAACTATGTACCGCAATATTTACATTCTATAATATAATACAGATGTTTACGCTTCATCTAATTATATTTTATTTCATCGAATTTAATTACTTTAAATTCATTATTTTCCCAATTTATTTCTTTATTTTTTATTATCATAATATTACTTAGTTGCTGATTAACATATTATAAAATAACTTAGTCTTCCAGCAGTTAGAAGAGTTTATTATTCTATATATTTCTATATAGCCAGACCAAATTTAATCTGCATTACAGTAAAAGGAGAATAACAAAAACTATAAGGAGATTGAAGATTACCACTTAAACCATTAATACTTAACTTCAAAGTTAAGTTCTTAAGTTTATTACCATTATGTTTAGCTTCTATTCTTTCATCTTTTATCCTCTTATAAACATTAAGAAACTTTTTTCCTAAATGAGGTGGATAAAATTCATATTGTGTAATAAGATTTGGATATAGACTTGTTACATCAACATCTGATATTATTTCATCTTCTTTAGGTTTAATTATTTCAGGATTATTGACAGAATGTATTCCTCCTACTCCTACAGAATATTCTAATCCATCAAGTAAGAAATGCTTTTCATATCCTTTTCTATCAGGAGATACTACTTGTTGTTTCATTTCATCTAAAAGAGCAGTAAGAATAGGATTATCAAATTTAATAAATGGAAGAATTACATCTTTGAGTGGTATCATATCACAAGGACTTCTTAAATCCTTTATATCATACCAATTTTTATGTGTAGCTTCCAAATATTTATATTTAATAATTTCCATTCCTAGATTAACTCCATCTTTATTAAGGGCTTTAATACCATATTCTTTTTCAATATTAAGTCTTAATTCAATATCTTTTTCACATCTATATAACAATTCTTCAGTAGATTCTACATCATTAATGTTATATTTAATCATATTAGGTATGTCTTCATCTGCGATAAGTTCATTAAAATTTCCTTCATATTCTTGAACATTCTTAAATTTCATTGTTACCTGCATCTCTTTAAGACCAACTCTAAGTTTTTGTGAAAATAACATTGTTAATAAATCAAGAGTTTCATAATCAGTACCATATTTAAATTCTTTCCATTTTTCTATATTATCACTATTGACAATAATATCACTTAATTTATAAATGTTATCACATATAGTATAATAATAAAGATTTTTTATTTTTTCTCTATACTTTCTTAATAGATTGATAATAGGATTATCATAATGAATGTTATTATATCCACAAAACATATAATCTTTATTATCAAATAATTCTATTAACTCTTGTATATTATTTTTTCTATGTGAACATTCAAATAATAATATTTCTTTAGTTTCTGTATTTTTTATACAACAATGAAAACAATTAGGAAAGACTTCTATATCATATACTAAAACTATTTTATCTTTTATAATCATAATGTAAAATAAGGGAGAGATTTCTCTCTCCCTTTTAATTATTTCTTTGAATAGGCAATTAAGTCATTAAAATCAAGTACATATTTATACTTAACAAAGAATTGATTACCAAGAATACCATGAATAGTAATACCATCTTGCTTTAAGGAATCTACTACATTACTAAGGTCTAGATATTGAAAATCATAATCAAAATTTATATGTTTATATGAAAATTTCATATTAACAAACCCAGCATCCCTAGTTTCACCATTTATTCCTAGAATACTATTTACTTTATTAAGTTTTACATACTTTAATTTAAGATTATTTACTGCATTAATATCAATAATAGATAGATTACTACCAGAATCTAGCATAAAATTAAGTTTCTTGTCTCCTTGATAGAAAGTTACTATAGGAAGTTCTATTAAATCAAGAGATTCTTTAAAAGACATTCTACTATTAATTTCTTTCTTACTGGTTTCTACTTTATTGACAATATATGCAATAAGTGCGACTATACCTAATATTATTATAAATTTCCACAATACAATCATATTATATTATTTTACTCCACTTGACCCAAAACCACCTCTTGCTTCATTATTAAGATTATCTACTTCTACCAACTTTATACCATTACTAAAGAACCATTTAAGCTTCTGCCAAAATGTGGCTTTTTGACTAGGTACTACTTCAAATTGACAAATCCTGTCAAGAGCATTAATTTTACCTTCTCTTACAGCAAATACTCTAAATAACCACTCATCAGTGTCTCCACAATAAGAATTATCTATTTCTCCACTACAACACATAACAACTCCATGATTCTTAGTAAGAGAGCTTCTACCTTTAAGTTTAGCCATCATTCCTTTAGGAAGTTGCATAGCTACCCCAAGTTGAATTAATTGTTCATCAAACTTAACATCCCTATATTTAATATTACTTTTTTGATATTGAACTCCTGCTTGTGGTGCATGAAATTCATAATCTTTAGCTGCTCTCAAGTCAATTAAATCTCCCTTTTCACTAATAACAGGCATACAGCCCTCAGTTAGTACTTTTATCTTAATCTTCAATTTCATAATTATTTATTATTATTAAATCCATTAACTTTTGGTTTACTTACTCTTGGAGTAAGCTGATATATTACATTACTATTAGTAGTAGTAATTAACTCCTCTCTTATCTTTATACCAAAGAAATATATAGTGATATGTTTTATTGCTAATCCTTCTTCAGCATATTCTCTTGTATATTTTTTAATCACCGTCTTTCCAAAATAAATTTGTTATATCTACTAATTTATCTTCTTCTACTTTATAGAATCTTTGGTTTGTAGTTTTACTATTAAGCGGTCCTAAATCTTCTATGTAAGGTCCAAGTTTTATAAAGTTGAAATTATTTAGATTTATATCTTTACTAAGTTCCTGTCTTCCACTGTACCAAGCTGTTTTAATAGGATAATTAATCTTTACCCATTGAGCTAAAGCATCAATTTTTGAAGGACTAGAATCTCCACCCATAAAGGAAATACACGTTATTCCTTTATTATTACTAATTAATTCTTTTAAAGAGAAGCTATTTAATTCTTCCCCTATATTTTCTGCTAAATAAGAAGAGTGGCATCCCTTACAATTACAAGGACAATTAGATATGTTTATACATAGAGAAATCTCATTAGGAACTTCTGCAAAAGTTACTTTAGTGTCAACATACTTTAACATTTTATTTCATCTTTACCATTAGAATAAACTCTATTACTAGCTTCTATTTGTCTATAATAATCCATAGATTTAATAGGTCTTAAATATCCTATTGTTCTTGTCCATTGTGTTATATTTTTACTATGGCATTTTGGACATTCTTTAATAGGATGTTTAGTAATAAATCCACAATCATCACATTGACTATTAGGTATATTAAAAGTAAAGTAATTAGTACCTTCTGCTATAGCAAATTCTATAAGTTTAAGATATTGCTCCTTACTTAGGTGGTCTTCAAGATTACAATGAACTGCTTGTCCTCCACTACAAGATTTAGCAATTTCTCCTCCTTGAAGAATAAATCTATCTAATACAGAGATATTAGGATTATGTGCATTATATACATAAGAATTATATAATACTCTATTAGAAGGTACTACATATCCATCCTCTTTATCCCAATTATAATTCTTAGAACCTAAACTTTCAGCAGGTACTACTTCAAGATTAAATAGGAATTGTGGAGTTGATTTCTCTTTACAGAAATCTAATATTGTCTTGAAGAGGAAAGAAATAAACTCCTTATATTTTTCATTATTAGAAATTTCCATTCCTAAGAATTCAGCAGCCTCATTAAATCCATTAACACCTATAGTAGAGAATAATTTTCTCATAGATATATAACCAGCTTTACTTGCAGTAAGCATACCTTGATTTTCAAGCTCATAAAGCATTGTTTTATATGCAATATGATATTTATAGACTCTTTCAAGAATATCTATAAGATACTCTTTAAATCCTGTAAGATGAGGGGTATTAACAGTTTTGTCTAGAATACCATTGTTATCTTCTATTGTTTTACGAGGTTGTCTTGCCCAATCTTGTATAATTCTATTAAGATTAAGAGTAATTACATTAGCACTTCCTGTCTGAACTCCTGTTAATCCTGTAGTAGAACTAAATGTATTATTCTTTACTTCATTTCTAAGTCTGCAACAAGAAGCTACTGCATCAGGATTATCAGATAAATACATAAAGAAACTATGTCCTTCTGACCACATTTCAGCAGCAAATTTCTTATATTCTTTATCTAAAACATCTTTACCATTATGTAACAAGCACATAGATTCTACAGGATAGGTAAGTAGAGTTTTAGTTCTTTCTTTATTAAACCATTTAATGAACTTTTTCTGTAAGTAAGATACTCTTTCCCATACAGGTTTACTGCCATCAGGAAATATAAAATCATCAAATAGGCTGTACCAATAATTGCTATCAAAGTAATTAAAATTAGTAAAAGGACTTTGGTAACTTCTATTACCAGCAGGTTGATTCATAGAATATACTATTTGCTGAAAGTATTGTTCTATTTTTTGCCCTATAGTCTTTTTATTTATTTTACTATCTGCATCTATAATTACATCCTCTTTAAGATGATAATTATCTCCCCATTCTTTAGCACAGTAATAATCAAAAAAGTTAAAGAATTCTCCAAATCCTACAGCACCTTTACATTGAGAACTCAATAAGAATACAAGATTAACGAATTGACCACAAAAACTATCTATATTTTTAGGAGAGGATGCTAACAATCCATCCATAGTAGAAGTTCCATGTTCCATAAGAGGATAAAGACTTACTGCCATACAATAATTCTTTAATACAGGAGTACTTGCCTCATCATGTATATATATAATATGGTGATTAATGTCTTTTTCATATTGGTCTGCTACCTCAGGAAACATTATATTAAGCTTATCTTTCATTCTTTGTCTCTGTATAATCCTATTGGTAGTCTTATACACCTCTCCTTCAAGATTAGCAACATTCTTTATAGATACATTAGAGTTTCCATCAGTTTCACTAGAGGTGGCAGCATTACTAGTAGATTGACTATATTTATTCATATAATCAATTCTTTCTTTAATAAATCTTGCTTCTCTATGTTTTTCTCTATATATTATATAAGCTTTAGCTACTTTAAAGTGGCGATTGTTCATAAGTATATCTTCTACTTTATCTTGTATTTCCTCTATACTTATTACATCACCAGATATAATACTAAAAACAGAATGTAATAAAGCAGTCATATAATCAGGCATTGTTTCTCCACAAGAATTAAATGCTTTATTTACAGCATTTACTATTTTATTTATATCAAAGTATTCTTTAGAGTTATCTCTTTTAATAACTAACATATTAGAGACCTCCTTCTTGTTTAAGTTTATGTTCTATTGATTCAATATCATCTTTAGTTGCTTTCAAGATTTTATAAATAGTTTCATAATCTCCATCTGCTTGAGCACAGATAATAGTTGCTACTCTTGGTAAATCATCCTTATATATTTCACTAAGGAATCTAGTAGCTATATCAAGATATTTAGTTGTTTTCTTCATTGTATTTATATATTATAATTTATTAATCCATTCAACAATATTATTAGTACCAAATTCATCTATTCCACTAGGAACTCTAGGTCTTGAAGAGAGATAAGATGATAATTCTTTACCTATATCTTCAGGGTCTTTCATTTCAATTTGACCATTTTTACCAAAATATAGAGTTCCTTTTTCAAAAGTAAATGGAATATCCCAAACTAATGGAGTATCACTTCCTTTAAATATTATTATATCTTTATAAGGTAATATTTTATAATCTTTATAATAATCATCTTTACTAATTACATCCTGTAATATTCTAACATAAAGACGATTCTGCATTTGATAATTCCATTCAATATAATGAGTTGGAAAATTCCATTCTCTGTCAAGTTTTTTACAAGAAGTTTTCAAATCTAAAGGTTGTATTTCCTTAGTATCACTAAAGATAACTAACTCATCAAACATACATCTGTAATCTATACCATTAAGAGTAGCTTTAAACTTTAGCTGATAGAATCTTTCTATATTAGGCTCAAAAGGATTATTATCTGCAAAATAAAACTTAGTAGCTTCACTAGTTTTCAAAGCATCTACTGCTTTACAAACATCTTGGTAAGTTTCAGTATTAAGTATAACCTTATCTTGAGATAAATATAATAGATTATAATAATCAAATCCTTTTTCCTTTATAACCTTAGCTCTAGTCTCAGGTTTCCAATTACTTTGATAATTAAATCTACTTGCAAATCCTATAACTTCTTCATTAGGAATAGACTCTAATGTTCTATGAGTATCAGAAAACTCATTAAACAAAGCTTTTACTATTTGTATAATAGAGTCTGGAGTATCAGGGAAATCTGCTACAAAAAATCTATCTTCAAATTCTTCTTGACCTCCTGTAATTATGGAATCTACAGCTGACCCAAATGTGAGAGATGGAGTTTCAATTTTATCAAATAGATTATCAAGTTTATTAAATCCTTCTCTGTCAAATCTACTTAATGTAGAATAGGATAATGCTGGGTCTGCCCTGTATTCCTCTTCTGTTATGTGCAGAGCGAGGTCTGCTAAAGATTTTCGTATTTCCATATATAATTTTTATAACTTTTTTGTTTTCCTGTGGCACACCTACTTATGCCTATATTTTTAAATCCTGTAGAGGTAGCAGCCATTTTTAAACTTGGAAATTCTGCTATAAAATTGTTGTTTAAATCAAATTGTAAAACGATTTTTCTATAATCCTTTTTTATATTCAAACTATTATTATTCCAATTATCTTCATATTGCCAAATAAAACCATGTGCTGTTCTTCTTTTTCCTTTACAACAATCTCCTATATGACTTGCCATACCCGAAATGTAATCTTTTCCCATTTCTACTTCAGCGTCAGAAATACTTTTAAACTTAGCTATTATCTCCATGGTTTCAGGATTAATCTGTAGAATAGCTTTACTTTTTTTATACTTAGTATTTGGATTTCTACAATTTTCAGATATTGTTACACATCTTAAATTATCTATATTATTATTTTTCGTATTTCCATCTATATGGTCTATTACCATATTTTCTGGTATTTCACCTTTGTAAGTTTTATATATTAATCTATGTACTCTATAGTTCTTTTTAATATTATTGTGCATTAAATTTACATACCAATACCTTTGTTTAAAAGCTTGTTTTATAAGACGTGCTTTATAGAATCTTTGAGATTTATTAACTCTATTCTTCATGTTTTTTAATTGTGATAGATTACCTTCTCTTACTTTAGGATAGGCAATAATTCTTCCATCTTTACTGGCTCCATAAGATTCCAATTCTGGAATTGGTTTAAAATCATTCCAAGCTAGTTCACTCAATTTCTTCATCTGTATGACTTATAGTTAATTCATAATCTACTTCACCTAATAAAGTTTGAAGTAATCCTAATCTTCTCTTAACTAATTTTATAGTAGATTCTATATTTTCTTTAAATATTAATAAATTATCACTATATTCTAATTCAGGAGCTTTTGTCACTTCCTTTATTAGCTTCTGTATTACTGATTTGTCCATCTTTATATTGTTTTATCCACTGTTTTAACTGTGTAATAGTCTTTATTTCAAAGAACCTGTATTTAGTATAATTAACATCATTAAGCAATTTGAGTAATACTAACTTCTTTTTATATCTATATACCTCATTAGGGAAACCTTTAATCTCTAATATATATTTATTATCTATTATAAAATCTGGTGTATAAAAAGCAGCTCTATATTTTTCACCATAATATTCAAACTTAGGTATATACTCTATCTTTAATGGCTCATACTCAAAGGAGATATTATTCTCCTTGAGTATCTGAGCACATCTTGCTTCAAGTTTACTTCTATACTTTACTCCATTAATAGTTACTTCAGTGGCATTGATTACTTTCTTATTAATCTTTTGATTGGTCATCTTTGCCAAACATTTTTTCTATAAGATTAATTACACATCTTCTTGCAAATTCAGCATCTTCTTTACTCCTAAACCAAGCAAAATGACTTAAATTCTTTATGTCTTTAGGACATATTGCTGTAACTTTACCATCATACATTGATATAATATATATCTCAGGTAAGTTTCTTATAGGAGTTTTGTCATATTTCCTAATAAGTATCTTTGATATTCTTTTCAAATATATATTAAGTGCTGCTGACGGAGTTATATCCTCTAAATCCATCAAGTAATTCTTAGCTCCTTGAACACTTATACCAAGTTTATTAGCTATCCACTCATATACATAATTTAAATAACAGTTGATAAAATTAATATCAAATTTTTCATCTTTAACGTCCTTCTCTATAACAATACCTAATTCTTTTAGTGTATCAACAGAATCTTCATCAAGAGTAACCAACATTATTGATGGGTATCCAGTGACATTTCTAGCATAAATAACATCACCAAATTTAACCTCTTTACCACTTTTTAAAATATACTTCTTCATATAATTTATTATTAAAGTTTTATTTCATTATACCATTTAATCTCTTCATCAAAGTTGTCCTTCACAAGGTTTCTTGCTGTATAGAATATATCACTTGGCATATCAGTTCCCTGTCTGGCATAGTATGCAGGATGAGAACAACTTAATATAAAGTTATTAGTACTTATATATTTCCCAAAAGACTTTGCCTGATTACCTAATAACATATATACTATACCTGTATAATACTCAGATAACTTAATAAGTAACTTAGTAATAAAAGGTCTCCATATTCCTATATGAGAACCTATACTATTCTCTTTACAAGTAAGTGCTGAGTTTAATAACAATATCCCTTGTTTAGCCCAACTCTCTAATGTGGGGTCAAAGGTACAACAATTATGTGGAATATCCAAATTAATTACTGAATCTTTAAGTATTTTTAATGAAGGAGACCATTTTTCTTCAGGAATTTCACTATTATTAGCAAATGCTAGTCCTGTAGCTCTTGGTTCAAAGCCATATCTATCTGGGTATACGTCTTGACCTATAATAACTATTTTAAGGTCATTTAAAGGACAGAGTTTAAAAGCTTTAAATACATCTTTTTTATATGGAAAGACAGGAAATCTATTATACTCATTATTTAATGTATTCATTACCTTATTTAACTCTGTCCTGTCTATAACCTTAATCCAATCACCAAAATACTCTTCTAAGGACATAAATAATTATTTAGAGGTTTCTTCGGCTTCTTCCTTAATAACCTTATCAACCACACACTTCATAGCAATGTCAAGAAGACTATCTTGAATACTCTCCCTATTAATACCTGCTATATTAGGTATACTAATCTTATATGTATAAGGAGATTTCTCTGTACCCGTAATACCTTCATATATAACCTTAGTTACATAGCTACAGTCAAATCCATCTTCAACATCAAGTGGTATTACATCCTCATTTTCATCATACCTAATTTCCTTAATAGGAAGATAAGCACAAGTTCTAAGTTTTCCGTAGTTATCTATATGAGGCACAGCCACCACATCAGCAGGATTAATTAAACAAGCTAATCCTGTATTACCATAATAATTCTGTTTAAGCCATCCTACACTACTACAGTGTAATCCACTACTGCAAGAGACACTGGAATCACAGTCACAATCCTTTCTATTCATAGTGACCATTTCTCCAATTCTAATCTTAAATTTATGAGTATAATGGTCTGTATATACTCCTTCTTCACCAGTAGTATCTACATTTCTATAACCTACAAAGAAGCCACACTTAGCAATAGTCATATCATACTTTGTTAAGAACCAAAATAGATTCTTTCTACATTCTTCATTAGGATTAAGTGACATAAGAGTCCAAAAGTTCTTATATGCTTCAAGTTTAAGTTCATCATTATTATTTTCAGCAGTAATAATAGCTTCTACTAACTCTTTAGGCAAGGATAACTCTGATATTCCCTTAAAATATATAGAATCACCTCTCTTAACAAGAAGCTTTGAATTCTTTACACTATCCATTACTTTTATATTATCCTTTATTTCCTTTAATTCCTCAGCACTTTGGGGATTAAATAATAGTGTAATTTCTTCATCAGAAGCCTTACAGATATTATTAAATTCTTCATCTGTAATACCTTCTTTTTCATATTTACAACCATTGTCAAGGATAACAATAACCTTATTATTAATTCTAATTATTTTTTGCATAATATATTAATTAATTTATTCTTTTTAATACTTCTATATGCTGTAGCATTAACTATAAAACTCTTATTTTTTACTAATACTTTAGTAATAAGACTTATATACTTATAATTTGTAATTGCTCCATAAGTAGATTCATTTATACCTGATTCTACAAGAATAGTTGAAGCTTCCTCATATTTTTTAAGAAAGTCCTTAATCTTTAACAATCTATTTTTAAGAGATTCATCAGTCTTACCACTAAGTTCTGCTTGCTTTGTATAAAAAGGGCAATTCCTCTCAAACTGTTTAACTTTTATGATATTTCTAATATCCTTTGAATAATTAGTAGACACCACTTTAGCTAATGCTTGCAGTTTATCTATTAAAACGACTTCTTCCTTAAATATTTCCAGTATAGTCTTATAATATGATAGATAAGGGTCATTATTTATTACCCAATCCAATTCAACATTAAAACTATACTCTTTAAGAACCTCTCTTATCTTTTTATTAACAAATATAGGCAAGAAACCTCTTTTTAGAATTATATCCTTAATATTATCAGGAGTATCTCTATCAATAGTCACAATTCCTTTATGACAATCTTCAAGAAACTTTACTGCATCATCAAGATTCTTAAAGGTATGTTTTCTGGCAGTACAATAGGAAAAGTTATAGACATTTATAATTACATCTTTATAATTAATACCATTTTTTCTATTTAGTTTATTCTCCTCTTTACGTGATTCCCTAAATTTAAGAAAATCTGCATCATTATTAAAGTCTATTACTGTACCTTTACTGTAAATATAATCAATTATCTCTTGTATTATAAAGTCAATGATTCCTGTATCATTATAAGTATCAAGTCTTGTGGCAAGTTTAATAGAATTTTTGATAGTATTAAGGTCTAGAGGATATAATACTATAATATCATTACTTTTACTATTAAAATTAATATTAATTAAATATTCCTTAATATACTTACCAAGTTTTATATCTTCTTTAAGAATTACTAATTTAATATTATTATTACCTACATTAGTACCTATATATGCAAGATTTAATCTTGATTTATATTTATAAGGTATAGATTTTATATCAGATGTTATATTATATACACTTGAATCATGTATCATACATTTTGAACAATATGATATATTTTCTGTTAAATACCAAAACAAGTCTTTATACATAGATATATCCTTACCTTTATACTTAATATGCATTACTTGAGATTTAGGTATCAAATAATATCCAAAAGTAAAACGAATTAATTTATTTTCAAAGAAGTCAAAACCTTTATCATTTTGTATAAGATTTGCATAACATATTATATCAGTATAATCTTCTTTTAAATTATCTTCTATAATATCAGTAATTTCCTTATAAGCAGCTTCTATCTTATTAGTAATCTTAGCAATACAATCTTTTGTATATATGATATTCTCTCTGTTAGGAGTAACACTAAGCTCACCTATATCAAATTTTAATACTATTCCTGTAGGTTTTATATTCTCATAAAACTTCTCTAATACACTATTTGTTTTTAAGTTTATTTCACCAAAATTAAGTGGATATAGTACATTACCTAATAGAATTTTATCTCTTATTATACTGGAAGATACCCAAAAATTAGTATATTTCTTTATTTTAACATTGTTTATATCTATGCCATAATAATCATAATGATTATTATCATCTATATAAACATTAGGAAAGAACATAATATATTTTAGTGATTTCCTATATTTTTCAAGATATACATTCTTAAGAGTAACTTCAAGACCACTTTTCTCTGTTGTAGGAGTAGTTGATACTAATGTATATACTATGGTATTAGCATCCTTAATACCTATATATTCATAGCAAGTACCATTATAATATGATGTAACATACATAGTATTACTACAAGAGAAACCACTTAAATGACCTATACCAAAAGCTCCATGATAATCATTAGACTCTCTTTTAGTACTACTGCCTATATTCCTGTAAATATCATTAAATCTTTCAGGAGATAGTCCTGTACCAAAGTCTCTGATTGTTATATCTCCAAATCCGTTAAATCTCTCATAATTACTGTTCTTGTTTGTTATATTTTCAGTAATCTTTATTATAATAGGAATATCAGTAGTGCCTGCTTCTACTTGAGCATCCCAAGCATTACTTACTATTTCCCTAATGAAAGACCTTTCAGGAGCTGAATACAAATTTGATGATAATAAAGTAGTAATAAATTCAAGATTCTTAGGGTCTATTGAAGATTTAAATTCTGTAATATCCCCTATTACTTGTATATTACTTTCTTGATTATTAATTATCATAATACAATTATTAAATTACAATAATAGTAATAATAAATAAAAAATTAAGGTAAGGAGAGTTTAATCTCCTTACCTGTACTATTAACCCAATATCTCTTTAACATCAGACTCAAGAAGAATGTGCCTTTTCCTAAGAATGTCAAGCAACTTATTGAAAGAATACTTAAGTTCTTCTATCTTAATTGTAGTCTTAGATGCAGTCTTAGTAGTCTTTACTTTAGTTCCAACTCCAACTTTAAATGCTTTAATAACTGCTTCCAATTCACTAGTCTTACATTGAGTAAAGTTCTTACCAAACTTCTTCTTGCATTCTTCTTGCAGACCTAATTTCTTAATCTGCTCATAAGCTTCTTTTCTTTCCATAATTTAAAAATTTAATTAATTAATTATTAATGTTATTGTTATCCTTTATACTATCCTTTTCCTTAATGGCTTTTTTAAATAATGGTATTATTACTTGTAACCATTTATCCTTACCTAATAATTTAAATAAATCACTGACATCTTTCGCTCCATAATCAGGTAATACTATATTAATAAATCCTGTGTTTGTGCTGAACTTCAAACCATCAATTTTACCAGCATCGTCATTATCAAACAGTACAAAGATATTCTTATATCTTCTCTTTAATTCATTAATAGCAGTATTACTCATATTATACCCTTCACCTTGGGGACATATTGAAGGTATTTCTGTATTAGCCCATAAACATAAACTATCTTTTAATGAAGAACATATACATAATATATCTCCATATTCAGGTATCTTAGTCCATAAGGAAACTACAGAACTATCATGTTTTGAAGACCATTTATAACCCTTAGTATTTAATGGTTGATAGATTTTTATTGATACTTTATCTTCTTTATGCTCTACATAGGCATATGCTAATTTATCAGCTTTAAATATATATTTGTGTTGGTTTTTTATTATTATTTTATGACTTATTGGATATACCTCTGCATATTTTAACCACTTTAAGCTAATACCATATTGACTCCAATACTCTATATCATAGTTTCTCCATTCTCTTACCTTACATTGTAAGTCAGAGTTACTATTATGTTCTTTACTACTTCTTACTATTATAGAGTTTGTAGTATTATTAACTTTAATGTTACCTTTATTAATCTTTGTTATATCCTTATTTATTCTTTCTAATACCTCTTTATAATTACATTTCCATAGATTTCCCAATAAGTCAAATATTCCTCCATTTTCATTAGTGGCATAGTCTTTATAATATATTCTTCCATTGTTACTTAAATATAGTCCAAAAGAAGGTCTATTATCCTCTCTGAAAGGAGAATGAATTACACAAGGTATTTCTTTGATATTAAGATAGAATGACAGAATATCAACTTCTGTCACTCTATTCATAATATCTTCAAGACTTACAGAGTTCTTAGGAACACCAAAAGCCATAAAGTTGTAGTTTAACTTATAGTTTAACTATTGCTATATAATCTATTGATTATCAGTTATTAAACCAATCTGTTGATGATGGAGCTTCTCCATCAAAAGGCATATCTCCATTATTATTATTAGTATTATTAAAGTTTGTAGCATTAACTGTATACTCCTGCAAGTCTGCAATAACAAACTCTGTATTAGGATAAGCACCATTGTCCTTAGCACTCTGTACATCCTCAGAAAGTTTATCATAAACAGATACTGCATTACTCAAGAACTTTCTTGTATAAACATCTTGATACTGCTTGCCTTCATCAGTAGTTCTTACACCAAAGAGCACCTTAATCTTATTGTTAGGCATCATATTAATGGCATCCTTAAGCTCAGTAAACTTACCCTTAAAGTAATCCTCAATATTCTCAAGTCTACACTCACAATCCTGAGGATTATCAACAAGTCCTACTACTTCTCTTCTACCTGTTTCCTCATTCTTAACCCACTTCTCTGGATTAGGAATACCCAAGAACAACTTAAGGAAATTAGTTATGTCTTCCTCACCAACATAAGCAGGTCTATAATCCTTGTCAATGTTGGCAGGTTTACCATTATTATATACAGGAATTTCATGGTTCTGAGCCTGCTCCTTAGTTACCCAAGCAGTTCTACCATACTTATCAATTACCTGTACCTTAGTCTTATCCTTATTAAAGCGATATTCCTTTCTAATAAACATAGAAACCTTAGTAAGCAACTCTATATCATTATTACACTTGGCAGCAGTGTCTGTCTTAACAATAAAGTCAACTCTTGCACTAACTACACCATCCTTCTCTGTAATATAGTCAGGGTCTTTGTCAAGCTCTCTTTCATAAAGCTTTTCAAGCTCTGACTTATTAGGATTAACTCCCATTACAAATACACTACCTACACCAGTATATCTCTTAATTTCTAGTGCTTCCTTAGACTCTTGTGCCTTTCCAAATGCCATCATTACATAATTTTTCATAAATCTTTTTCTTTTTTAATAATGTTAATATAATGTTAATATAAATGTTTAAATATGTTTATATGTTATTATCCCTTAAAGTTCATTGTTTTCATCAGTAGTTTTTGATACTTCTGTGTCCTCTGGTTCATTCTCTACAATAGGCTCTTCTTCTGAAAGAGGAATAAGATTATATACTTTCTTCTCTTCATTCCACTGTAGTCTATTAAGATTAGGCTCATACTTAGTAATCTTAATAGGATTACCATTCTTATCAACCTTACCACTATCTACAATCTTCTTTACTACAAGAACTTCACTACCAAAACCTCCTGTAAGAGACTTAATTCCCATCTCATTGCCTTCAATTTCATTATTAATTTCTGCAATTTCTACTGTAAGGTCATTAATCTTTGAAATTAACTTGTTCTTCTTTACTACCAATGGATTAACATTCATTGCAATTCTCTTGATTGAGGCAAACTGCCTTACACTAATTTCTTTCATAATAAATAATGTTTAATTTAATGTTTAAAAAATAATGTTATTAATAATATGTTATTCTGAATATAATCAATTTACCTTATAAACTATACCTTGTCTTAATTAGGATGTGCCGTATAAATTTAAACAAATAATTTGTTCATATCAACAATTACATTGTTATCTTCATCTGAATGAGCAACTTCTATTTTCTTACCTCTAAGATGTAAAGGTCTAGCTTCTCTAATAGTATTATCTCCCCCTTCAAATGATATAAATGTCTTATTACCATCTCTATATACATAGCCAATGGCATCTGCTTCTCCACAAATAATATCACCTAATTTACCTGCTAAATCTACAGACATTTCAGACATCTCTTCCCCATTTTTCTTAATTTGTTTATCTTTAACATGAGCTACAAGAATGAGAGTTTCACATTTATCTTTAAACATATCAATCATCTTTCTAATAGCTTGTCTTAAATATAAATATCCAGCACCGTTAGGTAGTAGTCTAACATCTGCTTTTGGGTCAGGAATAGGTTTATTAGTATTCTTATCTTTTATAACTACTCCGTGAGAATCTTTCATCATTCCCCAACCTGAACCCATAGCAGTATTTCTATATAAATGTGCTGCATAAGGTAATGAGAACTCTTCAAGTCTAGTAGCATTATCTATTGTAATAAATCTATAGGGAAGCTTGCCTTCCTTCTTGATTTTATCATCAACAGCAGATGCTATTTCAAAGATTTCTTGAGCACTATGTGCATTAACACTCATTACTGATAATGCTCTATAACCATTCTCCAAATCTATAATAAGATTTGAATCCAAAGAAGCCATTAAAGTAGACTTTCCACTTTTAGGCTTTCCAAATAAAATGAGAAGACTTGGATTATAATTCTGAGCTTCTCTTCTTTCTGTTGGTAATTCTATCATTTTTTATTATTTAATTTGAACAGAGCTGCAAATTTACTAAGTATAGTTTTATTGTGCAACTCTTTTTGCTTTTTACTTAGATTTATTGCAAAGAAAGATTTAGTATTAGTAACTTTATTACTAAGATTTCTTATCTTTTCTAGTTTTTTATATACTTTCTCAAGATTTTCTTTATCAGTAGGTAGTGGTCAATTTTGTTATCATATAGGCTCTTTATCCTATATTTCTGTAATTTTATATATTGTTACAGTTCAGACTATATCTTCACTATTTTTAGTGTTGGGATTTCGTGTCAGGATTATATTCTATATTTCTATAGTTTCACCTGTTAGTCGTTTGACCTTCTATAATCATTTAAACTATAGCTTGGTAAAGGATTGTCCTATTATTACCTACTTTTAAATAGGAGTTTCCCTTTTTAACCCAATTACGAACCGCCTAATTTATATAATGCCCATTTTTGTATATACGGAGATACTAGTTTTTTAAATTTATTAAAATCTGAAGATATTAACCTTATACTAATATAACTTTTGTTATAATGCTTATTAAAATGTTTATTTTTAGTAAAAGTTAAATTAAATTTATCGTATAAAAACTATATAAAAGAATCTAATTCTTTTTCTTTAAATCCACAAAGACTTAAACTTATACTATTAACACTATACCATCCATCATCCATAAATAAATATGTTAAAGATTTAGCGGTAAAAGTAGTATTTAATAATTCAAAAGGAATTACTTTTTTCTTATTAATATAAAACTAATTATAGATAGGAAGAAACTATTGATTACATCTAGTAATACAACTATATACTTGTATCTAAGTTCCGTCTTTTCTTATCTAATTTCTTATACATTTTTTTATTCTTGCTCCTAGAGATAAAAACTTTTCATTAATATGATTTACATATTCTTTTTGTTTTTCTGAATGAGAAGTACTAAAATATGGAAATTTACTTCCTTTATGCAATATTAAAGAAGAATCTCCTAATAAACTACCTATAAGAATTTCTTTCTATTCTAGAGACAGTTCTATATTTTTTGCATATCTTAATGATTCTCTATTTATTTTATACTTTTTTCTGAATGAGTATATAGAAGTTTTAGAACAATTAAATATTTTTGAAATTGATAAATCTGACATTCCTTTATTTATTAATTTTATTATTTCATCTTTGTGATTTTCTACTACACAATAAATATCGTTAAATTTACTATGTAAACCATTTTTTCTCCAAAATCTTTCAATAGTAGCTGTTCCTCTATTTAAAATTTTGGCAATCTAATTAGCACTAAGATTCTAATTAGTTAGCTCTATAATCTAGTTTTTTTCATATTCAGTTAACTTTTTCATATTTTATTAATTTTTTTGTAAAATTACTAATGAATTTTTATATATACAAGACATTAAGTAAATTACTTACTTCAGCTCACCAAAGAAATTAATAGCTCCATCAAAGAATAGTGGACATATACCATTACTCTGTCCTGACCTATTTAATACTACCTCAAGACATCTAAAATTTCCTTTAAACTGTCTTATATTATATGATAAATATTCTGGAATTTCATAACTAAAAGGATTAGTTATTCCCAACATTACATCACACAATTTGTTATATTCCTAGCTCTTTATCTAGGACTTCTATAGTTTATGTATTATACTATAGTTCAGACTATCTCATTATATTCCACTAAATGTTGGTACATATAGGAATATATCTTGCACTCTTGGATATTTTATCTTCAACACCACTTGTTAAGATTACTTTATCTAGTCGTTGTTCCTTCTATATATTTCTATATAGCTTGGATAAGGGTTGCCATTTAATAACTATGGGTTTCCCAGATTCACAAGATTTTATAAGGACTATAATTTATACTTCATACAATTACATATATAAGGAGAAATTAATTCAGTAAATCTTTTAGCACTTTTAGCTAGTATGTAAAGTCTATTACCTTTATGAATTGATGTCTCTAAATTAAATTTTTCTAATAAAAACATTCTAAATTTATTAAGTTCATCTATAGTAAAGCAATTAGTTGCAATACCGTAAGAACATTGAGTTTTATATCCATCATCCATATACATAAAAGCCAAACTTACTTCAGTAAAATACTCAAATAAATCAAACGGAATTATTTTGATTTTATTCTTATAAAAGGAATAATACCAACTTTTTAAAGTAGGATTTGCAGGAACAAACATTGTATAACTATTATATATTTTTCCTGTTTTTTTACTAGGAGTTTTTCTTTTTCTATAAACACAATTAGACCCTAAATTTTCAAAAATTTTAGTTTTATATTCACAATATTCCTTTTGTTTTATACAATGAGCACAAGTTATTGCAGGATTTTTTGAATCTTTACCCATTTTAAAAGAAGAATCTCCTAATATTGTGCCTAATAAAACTTGTTTTTGAAAATTTGATAATTCTATAGGTTTATTTTCACTTAAAGACTCTCTAAAATATCCATGCCTCATTCTATGAGAATATACTCCGTCTGAAGACATTCCTAGAATTTTAGCTATTTTATAGTCACTTAAACCCTAATTAAAAAGTTTTTCAAATTCTTCATTATTAATTTTACTTATTTTACTATAATTAAATTTTGTAGGTAAATTATGAGATTTTCTATAATAACATATAGTTTTAGAGCTTATACCAGTTTCTTTTTCAATTTCACTATCCATTTTTCCTTCACTATAAAGATTTAATATCTATTTTTCTAGTTCAGGTGTGATAGTGAACTAAAATTTAATTTGAATAGTGTATTTATCACATATTCTATGTACTACAGGAATACTTGATTTTATAGTTTTTGCTATTTTATGTATTCCCATACCTTGATTGGCTAACTCTCTGATTTTCTATACTTTAATAGGAGATTCTTCTTTATAAGAGGGTAAATTCAATTCTTTTCTAAATTTCCCAATTATTTTTCTACTATATCCAAGAATTTTTCCTATTTCAGTATCTACATATCCCTACTCATTTAATTCTTTTAACTTTATTAATTCTTCCTAACTTAAAACAATTTTCTTCATAATTCTATCTTTTTATTAAACCTATGCAAAGATAGTTAGATTATTTTAAATATGCAATAGTATAAGTAAAAATTTAATTTATCCTTAGCAGTATATTTACTATCTGACAATCCACTCATAGTGGGTCTAATTTTATTATTCTTAAATGCCTCTAGATTAGTAGTTTCTACAGATTGTTGTTGTACTACAACAGGAATGTATTTATATCTGTTTCTTAATATAATCATATATTCAGAAAGTTTATTTATACATTCTCTTAAAGTCATATTTCTCTCTACTTCAAGAAGAGATACATGGTCTATAATAATAAATACATATTCATTAGGATTATTTGGTTCATAGTAATCGAACTGTTCTCCAGTTTTTTCCATACCTAATTCATCTTTATAAATGCATTTCTTATTATGAATAGTACCATGATTATCTGCATAAGATTTTAGGTCTTTCCATACTCCTGTAGGATTTCTTGAAGGCATAAAGCTAACTACTTCTTCATAATAATCAAGTATATTAGTATATTCTTCTGACCTTAATAAATCTATTATCTCTTCTTCTAGTGGAAATTCAGTATTAGTACTACTTAAATCTGTAGGGCTTATTCTTTTTTCTGATAAAGTATATAATAGATATGACATAAATCTAAGAGTTATAGCTTCTGCTGTCTCTTCAAGATTATAGTAAAAGATTTTAGGCTGAATAATACCTTGATTATAGTAGGAATATAATATAGTATTATACATAAATAAATAATTAGTAAGCTGAGTCTTTGATGCTTTAGTTGCTCCGCTAATTAAATAATATTTACCTTGTTCTATTCCAGGCAATTCAGACCTAAATCTTTTAAATGGCAGGGGAATACAGTTAATATCTCCATTAATCACTCTTTCCCTTCTCTCTTCTAGACCAGCAATAACTCTTTCTCTAAGACTAGACATTTGTAGTATTTTTTAATTCTTCAAGATGTACTTTCTCTCCTTCTATTATTCTTGCTATTCTACAGCTGTTGTCAAGCATATCTATTTTCTTAACCCATAGTGCTTCATGTGCAGTATCAATTATTTGCAAATACTTTCTATATCCCTCAATAATAGCCTTAGAGTAAGCTATTCTCTTACCTAATGTCTCATCAAACTTATCATTAGGACTACAAGTAGCTATACCTTTAGCCTTAATACTAAGAGTCTGTCCTTTCTTATTTACCATAGTACCATTAGGAAGACTATTACTTTTTAATGTAGTAGTAGCCATATGATTTCCTATTGCTGCCAATACAAATGGCATAGACCTAAATGTAAATTCTACATTACAGATTACCTTGTTTTCATTAACAATGTAATTAACTTTCTTTACTGTTAATCTAAATGTGTTCATAATTTTAATAATGTTAATAAATAATTTAATATTAATAACTATCTTAATGTTGATGTCCAATCATTACTTATAGTATCTTCAGTGCTTTCATTCTCTATAAAATCAGCTAATAGAGATTGTACAGATTCTCCTTTTAATCTTTCATCTTTCCATATAAAGTACTTTAACAATTTAAGATAAGCATAATTACCATTAAATGAATTAATATACTTTTGAGTAGCATTAATTATCTGCTCATCAGTATATTTAGTACCATACATTTTAAAGAAAGTCTTAAGCTTATTGATAATATCCTGTCTATTACATCTATAATAGTAGTTGGTATTAAATATTTTACCATTAGGATATATCTCTCTTAATTTATCTGCAAGCTCTTCAATGTTAGTACTTCTTTTAGTAATATTAGTATCACTGTTAATTATAATTTTAGTAAGTAATTCTTCTGCTCTATCCATTAATGAATATCTACGTTCAGGTTCAAATATTGAACCATTACATTTTGTTATCAGACCTTCTTTAATTAGCTCATCATAATCATTTGGAGTACTATATTGAATAGCTGCTAATGCTAATGCTTTAGCTACAGATAAATTATTGTCTTCACATACTTTTTCATTAATATTAATATTCATTTTATTTAAATTAATTACTAAATCCCGATTTCCATAATTTAAATATAAAGCAACCAAATCCTACTATAAATATAGCATCTATAATAAATTTACTAAATTCTTCCATAGTTATAATTTATAATTTTATTTCATTAAGATTATGAATAGTAATTATTCTATCTTCATTATAATTCTCAATAATCTTATCTACTAATTCAGCTTCTCTTGTATGCTCATAATATGGTACTATGATAACAGGATTTTTATGCCTTAGAAGCCTACCATTCCTCTGCTTCACTATTATATCTGAAGCATTAAGATTACAGAATATACCTATTCTACAATCTACTAAATTAACAGATTCATTGAGAATATTACAAGAAGTAATATGTTTAATTTGTTTATTATTAAACATATCAAGATATTCAACAGATTTCTTATTCTTTGAATTAATACAAAACTTACCTAATTTCTCAGTTTGTTCTATACTTGAACAGAAAGTAAGTGTTCTATATCTATTCAATTTATTAAGTATTACTTTAATAGTATCTTCTTTTTGTTCAGATAACCATTTAAGTCTGTCATTACAAGCTCTAAGCCATAGATTTTTCATAAACTCTCTCTTAGTACTCATATACTTTCTTTTATAGAAATCTATCAAACTACACACATTATTATAGTAACCTAATTGAGTTCCTATAATAGTTTTCTTAAACTTATCATACTTATATTGACATACAGAATTATCAAGTTTTAAGGGAAGAAGATAAATAGTAGGTTCTGGTAATACATCATCTTCTATAGCTTCCTTAATATCACATTTAATGAACTCTGTCTTATAATTAGCTTTGAAGAACCAACACAATTCTTTCTTTAATGTAGCTGATAGAACTATCAATAAATCTTGAATATGTATTGTTTTAAGTGATTCTTGTCTTGCTTCTGATAAATGCTGTGCTTCATCACATATTACTACATCAAAATAAACATCTTCATATTTATGCAAAGACTCATAACATTCTATAATAATACAGTCTGTCTTAATACCCCATTTATCAAGTTCTTTCTTCCATACATCTTTATGTACAGTCTTTGATACTAATATAAGTACATGAGTAGGCTCTTCTTCTCTTTTAAATACTCTGTCACATATTTTATTAGTACACTCTATAGCTATTTTGCTTTTCCCTGTTCCCGTAGCCAAGTTTAATACTAAGCAATTAGCTTCATCTACCTTAGATAATGCTAATTTTGATAATTCTTCCCTTGTCATTTTATTCTAATTCTTCTGCTATTTCTTTTAACTTATTGATATACTCTTTATCTTTAGCATATTTAATATCTTCAAGAAACATATAATAATATTTACTATTATCATACTTTCTTTGAATTAATTTCTTATATGCCTTAATACTCTCCCACCAATGATTATATGAATAATATCTTTTATTTTTATTATCATATAATCCAAATAGATTGTTATTCTTTACACATAAATCTGATGAGAAATGAGCTGTCTCAAGAATAGCTTGTGCTTTTACTATTGTAGGATGTTTTATATCATAATATAGTAATGCTTCATCTATTCCTTCTTCAGGAGTTTTATTCTCAAATGTAGGTATATGTGAATAAGAATAACTATTAGAACTATTAGCTATAATAGAATCTATTTTATTTTCAAGAGCTTCTGTACGTCCTATTGTATTATCATATATCTTTATCCATAAGAGTATAGCTATAACTAATACTGCAACAGTAGTAATGCCTTTTAAAGCTCCTATTATAAACTGATTACTTCCATTTTTCTCTGTCATATTCAAATAATTTAATAAATGTCCTCATTATTTCATCTTTAGATATTTTTTTGTTATACCATAATATTATAGTATGTTTATTAAAACTTTTAATAATATCTATATGAGGATACCATCTATCATATACTAATTTTAATATGATAAATATAATAAATAATATAATAATTAATATAAGTATATTTTCTTTCATACTATAATATTATTAATGTTATTAAGGAGATACTACTTGATATATTATATATCTCATAGTATCTCCTACTGAACAAACAACACCTATTAATTAATCCTCAAAGATTTGGAATTCAAATGAAATACCCTTCTCATTCTCACATATTCTTTGCATATGTTGAGTAAGTCTTTTTATTCTACTAAGCTGCTTCCATTCTCCAGCTCTAGCCCATTCAGGACAATCTGAAGATACCATATAATCATAAGCTTCTTTGCTTATATTAATGGATTTCTTACAAGGAATAGTGTTTCTTGTCATAAAGTATATAGGCTCTTTATGCCTACCAGAAGCATCCTTATAATCTAAGAATAGTCTATTAGGAGTTACCTTATCTACATCATAGGCTAATCTAATAACCTTTTCCTTCTTCTTAGTATTCTTATTATACTTATATTCAATGAGTTGTTTTGAGCACTCCTGCTCACTTAGCATAGTACTACCTTGTAATACTATGCTAAGATTTACTTTAATACTTGTGTCCATAATAATTATTCATCTTTTTGGTAACATAAAAACTCACCTTATTCCTCGGCTCATCATCCTTGCCCATAGCTACGATGGCTAATGTCACAAGCATGAGCACTGCTCCAATTACAAATGAAATGTAGCAGTAAATTGAAGCGAAATTGTTTAGTATTTCCATAACCTTATTATATTAAATCCCCCGCTTGCTCAATCAGCTCACGGAAATTGGTTAAGAATTCTTCTGTTCTCTCCCCATCTTGGAAGGCAAGGAAATGTCTTGTCCAATTATTTATAAATACTCTATATTCGTCTTTACTTTTTACGATTACATATTTATTATAATTTTCCTCCCAATTAGGTTCCCACCCTTGACGATAACAATCTCTTAATTGATGAAGTTGCATTAATGCAAGATGTGTCTCCGCTGCCTGCTTATTTGGAAGTATATTTCTATCAATACATTCATGTCTTTCGTCAATCTTAGCTTTTACTATACAAGAAAGATTGTCTAAATAGTACTCATTTTCAATTTTCTTATTTTGTTTACAGAACTCCTCCCAAGTCTTAGGCAGTTGAGGTTTAATATCTTCAAATATTACTTTGTTATCTTTCCAAACAGCTTTCTTGCCATCTGGAACTTCTATTTCTATTGTCTGTTTCATAATTCATTAAATAAATATAAATTAACGGTTTTATCTTCTTTATTATAAAAACAAGAAGCTATTAGTTTCACTTCTGTTCTATCATATAATTTACTATTCATATTAACTATACCAAATTTCAGGATACATAATTATTTATTTATAAATAAAGAATCAAACGTATATTTACTATCAAGATACTTAGCTCCAGCATCTGTTTCTAATATAGTATCTCCACAATCTAGATATAAACTATCTAATAGAGTTTCTACATCTTGATAATAATTTAATATAGCTTGTTCTTTTTGCTTTATAAGAAAATCACTTTTAGCTTTATAATAAGCTAATGCTACTATTACTATACCTATTATTGCAAATAGTATAGTAGTTATATTTATAAATTTCTTAAATTTATTCATATTTCTTCTAATATTTTAATTTGTGAACTTGCGTAACTAGGTGCATCATCAAAATATCCTACAAAATAATAAGCCCCTTTAGGAATTATACATTTAAGTAGAGCACAATTTGGTAAGGGACTTAATATTATAGGATATAAATTACTTGCATAGCTATGAAACATATCTTCTTCTATAAAATATCCAAAGATGTGTTCAGACTTTATAAGTTTGTAGCTAAATTCAATCTTAATATTATTTGTATATAATTGTCTAATTATATATTCAAATCCTTGAAAGCTTGATTTATATACACCTTTAATTTTAGTTCTTACTACAAGTTTATAGCAAATAATATCTTTATCTGCTATTTTAGGTTTTAAAAAATATGTAAATAAACACATAATATTACTTTAATTTTAACTTGAAAATAGCCAAAGAACATCTTCTATACTCCATTCAACCTTTGACAATATATCGTCACAAGGTTTCTTTGGAATAATAGAAGATGTCTTTGAACTATCATCACTATTTACACAATTATTAACACTAAATATGGCTATTACATCATCTACTTGTTTGTCTAGAAGAGAATGAGTAATAGAATACTCATATAATTCTCTTACTGTCATGGGATTATTTCTAATCTTTGCATTGAACAATCAGCAAATAAATCAATTTCATCTATAAGATGTCCTCCTTTAGTTGTACTTATATAAACATCCCAATCACCATAGTTTATTTCGTACTCATGTAATGCTTTAATTAACTCTGATATTTTCATATTGTTATACTATTAAGTTTGCGTAACACTCTTATGTATAAATCATCTCCTTCTTCTACATAATATACAAAACTTACTTGTGTAATAATACCTGTAGCTACATCATGAAGATAAAGTTTTTTATATTTATGTTTCATATTAATTAAGTTTTTTAATATTAAAGACAGCTCTTTGTTTAAAAGCTGTCTTTAATGCAAATCTAATTGTAGATAAGTATGTTCTAGTACATATTCTAGTAAACTTAGTTCCTTTAATAGTATAGAACTTTATCTTATATTTATTCTTTTTCATAGTGAATTACAGAAATTATATAATTGCAAATAAACATCACTCAGGCTATTTCCTTTAAAATTTTGAATTAACACAGTATTATTCTTTTTAAATTTTATACGACCTGTATATTCTGTTTGTATAAATGTTGTATAGTCAATATTTATTTCTATGATATTTTTTAAATCTATTGGATTTTCTATTATAGAGTTTTTATCGCCTAGTATATTCATAATGTTATTACTAATTTAATTATAATTACTCAAATAATATATTAAGTTCATCACCAAGTATATCTATAGCTTTCTTAGCAGCTTCTTCAGAGTTAAATGTAACAACGAAAGTTTCAGGGTAATGTACAAAAGTTTTATTAATCCAAAAACCCTTATGAAATAATGGTTGTGAATATTCAGTACAAGTTCCTTTTTTAGTTAATATATACTGAAAATAGTATTTAGTGCCTTTACGATGTTCTTTTGGATAAATACTGTTTACATAAGCAGCAGTATTTAATAATTTTACATACATATCACGTTTTATACTATTCTTTCTTGTAGTATCATAAGGAACTTTACCTATAATATTTAAGTAAGTCTCTTCTAGCTCTTCTTTCTTATATGCTTTAAGTGCTAATTCTCTTTTAAAAGAATTACCACTATTATACCACTCTTTTGCTTCTTCAAGTGATATTGATATATTTCTTTTTTCTTCCATATTATTGTATTTTACTTGTTTAAATATTATAAACTCTTTATCTTCTCTTTCAAAAGAAGAGCAGAATTCTATATTTTTAGGTCTACTACAATGGTAGTTTTTACTGTTAAAGAAATAACAATCTCTACAGTTACAAACAGACCTAACTATCTCTAACTTAGTTCCATCTTCTAGACAGAAAGTTTCACCTATTTTATGTTCCATAATTTTCATAATTATATATTTTTATTGTTAATACTCTAATTAATTAAAAAACCTTTTCACACTTCACAGTGTTACTCAGGTGTAGAATAATAATATAATAATCCGCTGATTAATATATATTATTCATCATAATTTTTAAAATTTAATCTTTTAATAACAATTTAAAATCTTAAACAAATCACATAATTCATCTAAACGGCTTATGTCAAATAAAAAACTAACTATTTAATATTTAAATATGTATTCATATATTTATATAGACTGAGAGTTAATAACTCTCTGTAAGAGATAGTATGATAACATATATAATTAATGATTATCATACTAGTAGTGGAGATTATACACCAATCTATTCTGTTAAGTTCTATCATATTAGCAATAGACATTAACCACATTATTGTTACTATGGCTGTAAACCATAGTAATATACCTTTTAATATAAGTTTCATAATAATTTAACATTAAAGAAGCACAGCTATTTAACGCTGTGCTCCTGTCAATAAAAACAATAAAAACAAAGTATGAAAATATTAATTATAACCAAATGATAGTTACTGATGTACCTATTCTTTCAGCTTCCTCTAATGTTATTGGCAGTAGTTCGCCAAAACATCTTACAAAAGCTTTCTTAGTAGAATTCTTAGTAATAATATGCTCTAATACTAGAGCATTTTTATTATGTTCTTCTATTAAGAAAGCCTTGTGTAGTCTTTTTGAGATTATATAGTTATCTGAACTACATAATCTACTTGTCTTAAATCTTTTTCTCATAATATATTTAATTATTAATCACATTGTCATTTATGTACTATTACACCATTATTCCATATTAATAGTTTGTATGATGTAGCTAGTATCATTTCTATATTTTTAATAGATGATACACTATTGGCATATCTCACAATAAATTTATGAGGTAAGCCACATTTCCAATATTCTATGAGATATTTTTTCATAGCTTTATTGTTTAAATTGCTATTTAACAGTTATTTAAAAAAAGGATATAAACTATCTGTTTATATCCCAATTAGTACCATCACAAGGCATAATAGTGCCGTCTTCATCTTGTACATAAAGTTTATAGATGTAATCATCATTATTGTTATAAGTAAGATAATAAGTAAGACACCTAATTTTATTAGCTACTGTGATATAATTATCAGTAACAAATTCTACCCAAGAAGTTTCATCGTATTTATTTTTACGTATAATAATGAAGAACTTCTTATTTTCTTTCTCCACTTTAGTAGGAGCAGCACTTTGATTAACAGTAACATTGTCACCATCAATCGTAATAGTTATCTTTGCCATATTTAATTGTTGTTTTTATTGTTTTAATAGTGAGGATAGTTAGTCCTCACTATCTTTTCAACCAATATCTTTTATATTGAGTTTTTTTATTTAAAGATGTACATCTTTGCGAGAGTAAATATAGTTATATAAAAACCATATTGTTGAAAATTTCCAAATTGAAAAACCTTTGAAAAAGGGTGAGGATGGTGTTTCCACCATCCTACTACTTACAGAGTAAGCAGAGCACCCTTGTTCTCTCCCTTTTCGTGGAGAAGCAGACCATCAAACTTGTTAGGATACTGAGGGTTAGAGCCATCGTTTACTACGTGGCTAACTACCAAAGTACCATAAGGCTGACCTGCAAGAATCTTGTCTGCAAGCTTCTGTGAAACAGCACCTCTGATTAAGCCGCAGGCAAAGAAGCATTTGCTTGGATTGTCCTTGCAAGGACGGACACTGAGACCTTCGCCTCCTTGTGAAGCCTTGATGGTTTCTACTGTGAATGACTCCTTGAAGTTGCTGTTGTTAGCACTTGCGTTGTTTGTGTAAAACTGACTAAAATCTGTCATAGCTGTAAACTTTTAAACTGTTAAACTTTTATTTATTTGTGGGGGTGGGAAACCCAACCCCAAAGTCTAGGGGGGGAGGGAGAGTGAGTTATACCTCACTCATGACAATATAAAAAATTAAAAAAAATAATTTTAAAAATTTTATTTTATACCTCACTCATACAAATAAAATAAAAATCCAGAAAAAAAAATAAAAAATTTTTTAATTTATTATACTTATAAGTTAAACTTTCTTAAAATATTTGGTTAATTAAAATATTTTTTGTACCTTTGCACAATCAAAGTATTGTGACTACTTTGCTACTACCAAGGATTCATACTAACAAGGTACAGACCTAGGTACTAGATAGGTTGGTATTCCAAATAAATAAGGAAGAGATTTACCTATATAAAAAATGACTTATAATATAAAGTGAAGTAGCCTGCTGAGTCACATGAGAAAAATGCTGAGGGAAAAGGCTCTAGGGGATTGAAATTAACCGCCTTCAAAGAAATTTATAAGTTGAAGACTTTAGCAATAAATGTCGGAAGTGAAATAAAAATCACTAGGGAATTATTATATCTAATAAGTAATAAATTTAAGAATATGATACCACTTACAATTAAAGAATTAAATGTTTTAAATAATATAGTTTCAGACCACTATTTCAGGTTTGAACCAAAGTTTATAAATGATAGACTTCCTATTATAATACATAAATTATGTATAGGAGAAGATATTAAATTATCTGCTAAAATAAAACATCATTTAGAGTATCATAAAATAATATGGAGAAAAAGCAAAAAAGATAAATGGCAATTACATATAAAATACGCAATTAAATATTATGAATAATATGAAAGAATTTTTTATAAATTATATATGGTAGTTTATTTAGAATACATTAGGTATTTTATATAAATGGTATTTAGAAAACGATGTTATAACTAGAGTAGATTATAGTGCTACAGATTATGAATGTTATTTAACTAGAGGTGGAGGAGGAGTAACCTTAGGTAGATATATATTTGTAAATTAGAACTACAAAGATTTATCTAATGTAATATTACATGAGAGAGGTCATGTTAAATAGTCAAGAATACTTGGACCTTTATATATTATTATAATAGGTATCCCTTCTATATTATGGGCAGGATTACATAATATCATAGCTCCTAATAAAAGCTATTATTGGTTTTATACAGAGAATTGGGCTAATAAGTTAATGGGTCTTAATAAAGAAGGTAAATTAGAAAAGTAATTAATAAATAATGTTAATATAATAAAGATTTCTCTTTAAAAGTTTGCGTAATTCAAATATTATTATTACCTTTGCAAACAGAAAAGGGAAAGTAATCCATATAAAGGAGAGTAAATGGAGTGATGACCCATTTAATAACTGTCCCTTATGGATTTTCTTGGGGCAGTTAATATTAGCTCTTTAGTGTAATGGTTAACACAAAAGATTTTGGTTCTTTAGATAGAGGTTCGAATCCTTTAAGAGCTACATAATTGAATTTATTCATAAAATAACTCGTTTAATTTGTCTCCTATTGTTTGGGAAAATAGTAGGAAAATTTGCTCCCTTAATTCAGTGAATAGAATATATGGCTTCTACCCATAATGTCACAGGTTTGAATCCTGTAGGGAGTACTTATTCATAAGTTGATTGGTTACTCTTTTAGTAGTTAGAGTTTAAAGAAACTACTATTTTCTCCTCTGGTGTAATGGTTAGCACTGGTGGCTCTAACCCACTAAGTCAGGGTTCGAATCCTTGGGGGAGGACTAATTAAAACTAATATATATGAGTACAAGAGACAAAGTAATTGAAGAGTTCAAAAGACTCTTATAGGATAATATAAGAAATATTGATATGATAGTTAAAGTAGCAGAAGATGCAGGATTAACTAATGAACAATATTATCTTGATTGGGAAGATTATCTTAATAAAATAAGTGTAATGGAACATTAATTTAATGGACTTTTAGCTCAGTTGGTTAGAGATAAATTAGGGATGTATCCCCTCAAGCTTATACCTTGTAGAAAGGGTAATAGGTCACATATGGGTTCAATCCCCATCATCCCTACTATGAATACAGTTATGATAAAAGAAGAATTAGTAATTAAATTACATTTAGAAGGAAATACTTATAAACAAATTCAAGATTAGATAGGTATTTGTAAGAATACTATCATAAAAATCTTAAGGAAAAACAATATGTTAGGAGGTCCTATTAAGGAATTAACAAATGAATTAATATAGAAAATACAAAATAGATATAATGAATGCCATAATATTAAAATTGTAGCAAAAGAATTTGGAATTTCTTATTAGAGATTAAAGGGTAAAATAATAATGAGAGAAATTAAACATACTCCTAGAAAAGAGTTAGAAAAATCTTATTATAAAAGAATTAAAGAAAAATTAATAAAATATAAAGGTGGTAAATGTCAAATATGTGGTTATGATAGGTGCACTTCTGCCTTAGAATTTCATCACATTGACCCATCATAGAAAGACTTTACAATATCTGGTGGAACAAAATCATTTGAAAATTTAAAACCAGAAGTGGACAAATGTATATTAGTCTGTTCTAATTGCCACAGAGAAATTCATGCAGGAATAATTAAATTCTAAATTTTTATGTTATGAAAAAGATGATTAATTTTATTAAGAAAGGTGTAAAATGGTACTTTAATACTTATTCAAGAATGTATAGTACTGGTTATTTTAATGTAAACCTGTGATGTATGAGTGAGAGTATACTACTCTCCTCTTCAAGACCCACAAGAATAAGTTTAAAATTAACATCATTTTTTAAAATAATTAATTATAAGAATTTAGAGTTAAATAAATAATAATTATTAAAATACATATTATATGATAGATACATTATTTAGTGAAGTAAATATTAATACAAGTAAGAAAGAGACTACTCAAATAAGTACTGAACAATTCTTTATTAATTTTATAAATAAACTTGAAGGATTTAAGACTAAATGTAAGAACTTACATTGGTCAGCTCCTAAGAAAAATATACACGTCTATCTTGATGAGTTCTTAGAAGTAATATCAGATTATCAGGATAGTATAGCAGAAGACTATCAAGGTATATTAGGACATATGCAACCTAATGTTATAGAAGGAGTAAAGTCACAAAGTCTTAATGCTATGGACTTTATAAAGGAGGTTAAGTCTGCTACAGAAACTTTCTATAATGATATACCTAGTGATACTTGTTATGTAGGTATTAAGTCTGAAACTGAGACATTCATACACAATATCTATAAGTATAAATATCTATTTGAACTTACAGACATTAGACCATATTAATATATGGATGCCTCCATGGTGGAACTGCTAGACACCTCAGATTTAAGCTCTGATATTCAGCAATGAATGTGTGGGTTGGAATCCCACTGGAGGTACACTAATAAAGCTCTATAATACTAGTCTGAGGAGCAACGTAACTTATGGGGAGCCGCTTTATATTAGTAGTACTACAATGATATAAATGCTCAAATGCCTATTAGGTGTCGTAGAACCTACCTTTATGCAGGGAAAGGATGATACCCTGCTTCAGCTTCTATAGTTTTAATGGTAAAACAACTGATTTGTACTCAGTATTTGAGGGTTCGATTCCTTCTAGAAGCTCTATTAATAATATTATTATGGAAGAAGAAAAGAAAAAGGAAGAAAAGCAAATGTGTGCAATAGTAGAAAGTACTATTACTAAAATGATACAAGCTGTTAATGACTTAGGTATACAAAAAGAAGATATAGTATTACTTACATTAAAAGGTGTAGAGTGGATACTTGTTTATTATAGATAATTAAAAAACAATAGCAATGGAAAAGTAGAAGTTAAATGAAGAGAAGTTTGGAAAGCCTATAGACTTAAAAGATTTCAAAGAATATCTTGAAAAGACTAGAATAAATCCTTATGAACAATTTGATAAAGGGATATTATCACTAGTAAGTTATCAAGGAGTAAAAAGATTTAAGTCTATAAGAAGAGCTATAAAAAGAGGTCATGTATCTATATATGGAGAAATATATCCTAAAAGACCTTTTAAAAATACAAAAAATAATAAATTAAAGAGAAGTATATATGCACAACTTAGACATAGAAGCACAGTAGCATGAGACATATAATAAAGAGCCTGTATATTACTGCAAGAGTTGTCTATCTTTAAAGATAAGAAATATAGTAAGTATGGAAGACTCTGATTATTGTGATGAGTGTGGTTCTACTAATATAGAATAGTGTAGTATATAGGAATGGGAGAAATTATATAAAGAGAGATATGGACATAATTTCTTAGAAAATTATAATAGTAAATAACAAGTAAATAATATAAATAACATATGGAAGAGTTAAAAAATAAAGAAGGAGTAAACACAGGAGAAAGAAAGCTTTCTTATGAAGAGCTTGAGAGTAATTTCTATCAAATGGCAGAGAAACTTAATACTGCTTATAAGGAAAGACAAATACTCATTAATCAACTTAATTCCACTAATAATACAGTAACAAGACTTAACTTCTTGTTTAAAGTTATTGAGTTTGGTAACAAGTTTAATCAGGAATTTGTTGAAAACTGTGTTAATGAAATAGAAGAGATTCTTACAATATCCCAAGAGGATAATGATGCAAATACAGTTAATATAAATACTGGAGAAGATACTGAAAAAAACTAATATAGAGAAAGGTAGAGAAGAATATGAGTGAGTAGAAGTCAAATTTAAATAGACCTAATAGTGTATTAAGAATACCATGTTCCCTATCTGGTAGTTTCTTTAGATATTGGTTCATGTTCTTGAGACCTTTCCATAAATTAACTAATAGGGAAATAGATGTAATAACTGCATTTGTAAAGCACAGATATGAACTAAGTAAAGTAATAAAAGATGACGTTATTCTTGATAAAGTAACTATGAGTGAGGATGTTAAGAAACAAGTTAGAGAAGAGTGTGGTATAGCTTTTCAGCATTTTCAAGTAATAATGAGTAACTTAAGAAAGAATAAAGTTATAGAGAATGGTAAGATTAATCCTAAGTTTATTCCTAATATAACTGAAGAGAATGGTATGTTTAAACTAATGTTATTATTTGATTTAAGTGGTGAATAATGTATAATGTAGTTCTAAATAAAGTTATAAAAAGAGTAGCTAAAGAATTAAATTTACCTGAAGACTTAATAAAGAACACTTATATGTCTTATTGGAAAATTATTAAAGACAGTATATAGTCTATTCCTCTTAAAGACATAAATACAGATTAGATAAAGGAATATAAGACAAGTATTAATATACCTTCATTAGGTAAGTTTACTTGCAACATAAATAAGTTTATAACATTAAAAGAAAATAGGAGAGTAGAAGATGTTGGTAATACATAAAATTAAACCAAAGTTTAATTATCTTGTCACTACAATGGATGTTTATGACAAGGATATTAAGGAGAATGGAATTATTGTTAATCAAAAAGGAACTTTAAAAGAATGGCAGAAAGTTATTGCTGTAGGACCTATGGTTAAGGATATACAAGAGGGAGATTTAGTAGTTATTGACCCTACTAGATATGCAGTAACTAAGTTTAATAAGAACTCTATTAAAAAAGATATTGAAGGATATAATGCTGTAGTAAGATATAATTTTAAGACAGTTAGAATTGAGGATAAGGAATATCTATATTTAGTAGACTCTGATATTATGTATACTTTTGAGGGAGAAGAAGTTGAGGATAAGGAAGAGCCTTCAAATACAGTTAATTTGATACTTCCTGACAATAAAATACATATTTAATATTCTTTTCGTTTTCATACTATATATATTCAAGCTCATAGTCTATTATTAGGCTATGGGCTTTTTTACTTTATTTAATTTTAATATTAATTATATGGATATAGAAAAATTACATAATAAGAAAATAGATATATTTGGTACTAAATATACTATTAAAATTGTTGATAGGATAGAGGATGAAAATGGTTAGTATAGAGGTATGTCTTATCATGGAAAGCTTATTATAGAATTAGCTAGATATGCTGATAATGTAAAGATGAGTAATAACGAAATAATTAAAACCTTATTACATGAAATTAATCATGCTATTCTTGCTACAGGTTAGTATTTTAACTCTAATGACGATGAGCCATTAGTAGAGTGGATAGCAAGATGTTATCATTCATTAATTTTTAAACAGAAATTATTCAGTTAATATGAAACTATTTAAATATGAAGGATATAAATTGCATATTTCTGAGGAAGCATTTGTATTAAAACCTTTTAAGGAAATATGGAACAGAGATAAAACTAAGAATAAAGATAAAGCTTTATAGGAGTTAGGGTATATTTATTTTATGTCTGACCCTAGAAGTGATTATCAATATATAATTGATGAAGAAGAAAGGGCTAATGCTATAAAAGAAGGAGAGGGTATAGACCCTAAATGGAAACCTGATAATAAAGTTATTGAGGCTATGAAGTTCTACAAAACATTTAAACCTGTATCAGCTCTCCTTCTTGAAGACACGCGAATAGCAGTTGATAAATTAAGATAGTTATTAAGAAATATAGATTTAACAGAAGTTGATGATAAAGGTAAACCTATATATACTCTTAATACTATTACTGCTACTATAAAATAGATTCCTTCTTTAGTTAAAGACTTAGATGAAGCTGAAAAAGCTATAGCTAAGGAAATTATGGAGTCTGATAAGGTTAGAGGCGCACAAGAAAAGAGTATGTATGAAGACTTTTAAAATTTATAATTATGACAGGAGAAGATATAATAGAGGCTCTTAATAGAAATATAGAGTCTAGAAGAAGAGAAAATAAAATAAATACGGTAGGACATTTAGTATTATTAAGGACCGTTAAGATAAATTCTACATTCAAAGCTTATAAGACTTATGAAGCTATTGTTTATTTTGTATCTAAAAAGAAGAAGTATAGAGTACTAAGCTGTACTCTTACAGCTAAAGTTCTTGATGGTCAAGAAGAGAGAATGAAAACAGATGTTGATATAAAATTAATAGATGGTATATTTAATTTCATTCAAACAGAATATTATAATCAAATAATTAAAGGAGAATACTATGGAGGAGCAGATACAGAGTGAGATTATTATACCCACTAATAAATATCAAACTCCTATAACCAAAGAATTACTTGACTCTTTAAATGAAGAAGTTAGAGGATGGTTTATGGAAGCCGTTACTACTATACCATTAATTAGAAATCTTATTTCTCCTTCCAGACCATTAATTAAAGATTTATAGAGAGATTCTCAAGGAAGGGCTATTATTGATATAACAAATCCTCCTATAATGGAAAATGTAGATTATTTTAGATAGCCAGCATTATTCTATCTTAAAAATGGTTGTTATACCTTTCTTAAACCTAATAGTAATCCTAATTCTGAATATAGAAAGTTTTGGGATGAGGAGATAAGAAGGTGTAGGGAAGGCTATATAAGAAAATCTGATGGTGCTTGGGTTACAGGATTTGAATATTGGTTTTTAAATTATTAGCCAATGCTGGTTAATATTATAGAAAAAAATAGAAAAAAGGCCATAAGAAAGGAATCATTTCCGTTCTTTTTTGAAGGAATACATTGGAGATATAAATACTTGTATAAATCTAGAGAAGAAGGGCATCATTGTATAGAATTAGCACGAAGAGGTTGTGCTAAGAGTTATACTTTATCAGGAATATTAGGGCACAATTTGATATTAGGAGAAAATAGTGAATCTGTAAGAAGAGTAATTACTGTACTTACTGCTTATCAAAAAGAATATCTTAGTGATAGTAAGGATGGTACATTATCTAAATTTAAACCTGCTATAAATTTTGTATTCAGTAATACTCCATTTCCAAGATTAATGCTTAAAAATTCTCCTAATGAAATGACTTGGCAAATGGGTTATAAGGATGAGTATGGTATAGAAAAAGGCTCATTAAATCAAGTAATGGCAGTATCTGCCAAAGATGACCCAGAGAAACTTAGAGGTAAACGTGGATGGATATTATATGAAGAAATGGGTTCATTTAAAGGATTACTTTCTCTTTATGATATTACAAGAAAATCTGTAGAAGATGGTGATTATACATTTGCCTGTTAGTACTTAGTAGGAACTGCTGCTGAGGATGAGTCAGATTTTAGTTCTGCTAAAACATTATTATACAATCCTGAAGGATATAATATATTAGCTAATCCTAATGTTTATGATAAAGAAAAACAAGGAAAGTCAACATTTGGTTATTTCTTTCCTGCTTATTTAAATAGAGCAGGATGTTATAATAAAGATGGTATTTCTGATGTAGTTAAAGCTCTTATACAAATATTTAATTTTAGGTATAAACTTAAATATTCTTCTGAACCTAAATCATTATTAAGAGCTATTGCAGAAGACCCTATAACTCCAGCAGAGGCTATTATTAAAGTAAAAGCTGCTTATTTTCCTATATAGGCATTAACAGAAAGAGCACTAGAATTAGATTCTGATCTTAATGCTTATAGTGATGTTTATATAGGAGCTTTAGTACTTAAAGATGGAGAGGTTAAGTTTACTCCTACTAATGACATACCTATAAGAAAATGGGGAGTGGAAAATGATACTCCGGGGGCATTAGAAATATTTGAAATGCCTGAAAAAAGTCCACATACAGGTAAAGTTCCTAACACTAGATATATAATAGGTCATGACCCTGTAGATAATGATTAGGCAGAGTCTTCTTCATTATCTTCAACTTTTGTTCTTGATTTATGGACAGATAAAATAGTTGCAGAGTTTACTGGAAGAAAATAGTTTGCAGATGATAACTTTGAAATAGTAAGATTATTATGTCTATTTTATAACGCAAAGTGCTTATTTGAGTCAAATAAAAAAGGTATATATGCATATTTTTCTTAGATGAATTGTACCCATTTATTGGCTGAAACTCCTGACTATTTAAGAGAAAAATAGCTTGTTAAATACTCTAATTTTGGTAGTAATAAATATGGAGTTAATGCTAGTGCTGCAATTAATAATTATGCTAATAGCTTAATAAGAGAATGGTTAATTAAACCTGTAGAAATAGCAGTATCTAAGAATGGAGAAGACGAAATAATACATACTTAGAATCTATATTTATTGAGATGTAGAGCTTTAATAGAAGAATTAGTTTCCTTTAATACTGAAAATAATTTTGACCGAATTAGGGCTTTAGGTATGGTAATGTTATATAGAGAAGAAAAGATGATATTATATTAGGGCAATCCTTCAAGAGATAAGGATGAAATACCTAGTGATTATTTAGGTAATGATGAGTTCTTTACTATAAATTATGATTAGAGATTTGGTATAAATAAAGATATTTAACGTATTTAATTATTAGTAATTAATAATTTATTTATGTACTTGTCTATATTAAATATTTTAATTAATTTTGCACCAAAATATGAAGAAGAATTATGAGTGATTTTGTACAATTTCCTCCATAGCAATTACCTTTTAGTAAGAAAACTAAAGCATGGAGATTAAAAGTAATGAAATGGGCAGACTCAAAGACTTTTTTTAATTATAGCTTAGTAAGAAAATCTGTAATACATAAGAAGATTAACTATGACTTACTAAGAGGTAAACTTCATATGAATGACTTAGAATTTCTAATTAATCCTGAAGATATAAAGTCAGGATTTATTCCTGATAGAATATAGCATTATCCTATAATGAATAGTAAATTAGACATTCTTAGAGGAGAAGAATCTAAAAGAGTCTTTGATTTTAGGGTTATAGTTACTAATCCTAATGCTATATCAGAAATAGAAAATAATAAGAAATAGGAATTACTACAAAAAATGTAGGAATGGGCAGCTAATACCGCATAGTCTGAAGAAGAGGCTAACCAAGAACTTGAGAAGATAAACTAGTATTATACCTATGAATGGTAGGATATAAGAGAGATAACAGCTAATTGTCTTATAAACCATTATAAGAAAGAATATGATATGCCCCTTATATTTAATTAGGGATTTATGGATGGTATGGCTGTAGGAGAAGAATTATATCAGTGTGATATAATAGGTGGAGAGCCTACTCTTGAAAGACTTAATCCATTAAAAGTAAGAATATTCAAATCAGGATATTCAAATAAAGTTGAAGATGCTGATATGATTATTATAGAGGACTATTGGAGTCCCGGCAAAGTTATAGATACTTACTATGATTAGCTTACAAAGAAAGATATGGAATACATAGAAAAGCTTCCTGACCATATGGGATAGTCTGCAATAGATTCCATGGATAATCTTGATGAAAGATTTTCTTTTGTAAATAATACTATGATGGGTGATGAAATTACTGCTAATAATGGTTTCTTTTGGGACCCATATGGTGCTACAGATGGAGTAAGTAATTCTTTATTACCTTATGATATGATGGGTAATCTTAGGGTATTAAGAGTATATTGGAAGTCGAAAAGAAGAATAAAGAAAGTCAAGTCCTATGACCCTGAAACAGGAGAAGAAATATTTAACTTTTATCCAGAGACTTATGTAATAGATAAGGATAGAGGAGAAGAGGAATAGATATTTTGGATAAACTAGGCTTGGGAAGGAGTTAAAATAGGTTCTGATATTTACATTAATATGAGACCTAGAGTAATACAATATAATAGATTAAGTAATCCTTCAAGATGTCATTTTGGTATTATAGGCTCTATATATAATCTTAATGATGGAAGACCATTTTCTATGGTGGATAAAATGAAACCATATAATTATTTATATGATATTATCCATGATAGACTAAATAAACTTATGGCTAAGAACTGGGGTAAGATTATTATGCTTGATTTAGCCAAGATTCCTAAGGGATGGAATATAGATAAATGGTTCTATTATGCTAAGACTAATAGTGTTGCTGTAATAGACAGTTTTAAAGAGGGTAATTATGGTGCCTCTACAGGTAAAATTGCTGGAGCATTAAATAATGCTTCAAATGGAGTAATTGATGCTGATTGGGGTAATAACATACAACAATATATAAATCTTCTTGAATTTATTAAGATGGAGATGTCTGAGGTTGTAGGTATTACTAAACAAAGAGAAGGGTAGATTAGTAACAGAGAAACTGTTGGCGGTGTAGAAAGAGCTACCTTATAGTCTTCACATATAACAGAATGGTTATTTAATATTCATGATAATCTTAAGAAAAGAGTATTGGAAGCTTTCCTTGAAACTGCAAAAATAGCATTAAAGGGAAGAACCAAGAAATTCCAATATATATTACCTGATAACTCAAAGAGAATTATAGAGATAGATGGTGATAATTTTGCTGAAGCTGATTATGGTTTAGTTGTAGATAACAGTCAAGGTACTTAGGAATTAAATAGCAAACTTGATACATTGGCTTAGGCTGCCTTATAGAATTAGTCATTAAGTTTTTCTGCAATAATGTAGTTATATAGTTCTGCTTCATTGGCTGAGAAACAGAGAATTATAGCTAATAATGAATAGTAGATGATATAGCGACAACAAGAAGCTTAGAATTAGCAAGCCTAGTTAGAACAACAAAAAACTTAGGCTGACTTATAGATGAAATAGGCTGAATTAGACTAGAAGAGAGAGGCTAATTAGCTTGATAATGAAACTAAGATATTACTTGCTTAGATTTAGATTGCAGGTAATGATGACGGTATTCCTGAATAGGAATATAGCCAAGAAGCTAAGGATAAGCTGAAAGAATAGATTAGGGAATTCGATGCTAGACTTAAATTTGATAAAGAAAGATTAGCATTTGATAAGGCAAAGGCTTAGAAAGATGCAGAATTAAAGTTAAAGCAAATAAATAAACCTAAAACTACAAGCAGTAAATAATAGATAATTTAAATAAATCATATATAACAACTTAATATAATATGAAAATATTCAGAAGTATAATATAGGATAATAATGCTCCTTCAATATATGACTTGTGGCTTAAAGATGGAGTATTATATTATTATGATGGTGGTTGGAAGACTTTAAATGATAAAGTTGCATTGAGTAATCCTACATAGAAAGAAGCTCAAATTTCAGCACCTGTAATTAAATTAGGTAATACAATAGAGGATAAACAGAATAATATAAGTGTTTGCTCTAATTTAGGAGTAACCTAGGTTACATCTGTGGATGTAGAAGGAACAATAAATAATACTACCTATGATGCTGTAGGTATATATCACAATGGTACTATAAGTATACTTGAAGGTAATAAGGTTACAGTATTTGATATAGACTTTAATAGTGGAGAAGTAACTATTGACAGTAAATATGACACTTCAAAACTATTGCCTTATGTAGATTTACAAATAGGTGATTCTGACACAGTAAAACAATACAATAAAGAACATCTTCCTACAGGTAGTTTCTTTGTAGCAATTAATTATGGCTTTGGTACAGGAACTTGGAATAGTACTACAGGAGGTACAGCACATATAGTAACAGCAACAGGTAATGTAGTATATTACTCAATAAATGCAGATGGGTCAGTTGAAAAATCACTTGAGTCACCTGATTTATATTGGGAATATACATAGATGGGGGGCACTAAGACTCCTACACAATTTGCAATGGCAATAAAGGGATTAGTTGATGCCTAATCCCTTTATTATAGTAAATAATTATTAAGCTTATTAATTATTAAACTTATTTTATATGGCAAAGATAATAGAACTTAAAGAAGATAAATTAATCAAAGGAGGTTCAAAAGAGCCTGTATATCCTATAACTGTTGCTAAAGCCATATATGATAAAAAGAATAACAATCTATAGGATATTATAGACTATACATTGCCTATAGAATATAATACAAGGGGAGTAAACAATAACTTGACTTTAGCTGTATAGGCTAAAGTATAGAAAGTTGACATACCAAATTAGAGAATATATCTTAATACTAATTAGGGTAAGGCATACAATCCATTCATACATAATGATGTATTAATAATGGATGAATACATTGGAGGTAAACTAGTAAGACATTATAAGTTTACTGTAGATACAAGTTACTTTAATTAGGATGATATATATAAAGAGGATGGTAGTATTAATAAGAGTAGAGTAGATTGGATAACTTGGAAATAGTTTATAGGAGACCCTAATGATATAAAGGAAGGTGATAACTTAGTATTTAGGGATAATCTTACAGATATAAACAGAAAAGGCATTGTTACTATAAATACTATTGGTAATAATGCTCCTAATATAGAAGTACTAAGAGGAGCAGAAACCAGACCTTAGAACTCTCTTAAAGTAAGAATAGGTAACTTACAAGGAATTAATTCTCCTTCTTTTGGAGAGCTTAGGGACTATGGATTATACTCCACTAATGCATATTTAACTGGAGATTTACAACTTACTACAGGAGAATCAGCTGAAACTAGATTTAAGATATTGGATAATCTTGTTTCATTGTCTATGTCTAAGACTAATTATCAAATAAATGAGGAAAATAATATATTAGTAAACTGTTATTTTTCAAATGATTTTGAATATTGGATAAAAAGTCAGGAAGAGCAAGATGTTTACTTTATGTAGACAGGAGATAATGAGGATGATATAATACCTGTATTTATGGGTGATAATATATTCTCATAGAACTTTTCAACTATAGAGAAAGTAAATATTGATGGTAAAGAAATACTTAGACTTAATAATGCTTCTGTAGAATAGTTAAATGATATATTTAAGGATAGATTACCTTAGGATAATATAGTTACAGAGTATATAAAGGATAATTAGGGTAATATACAATATGATACTGATGGAAAAACACCTTTAACATAGGAAACACTAATAAGACCTAAGTTATATCTTTCTTATAGATATATGTGTAGGGATGGAGTTCCTTATACTGAGAATGGTGAATTAGTTAAAGATACTAATGGTAATGTTATATATAAAGGTAAGATTACTATAGGATTTTAGAATAGTCATAATATAACTTATACTGAAAGTATGGGTGATGTAGTTGCCTTAGATGAGTTAGGATTAGTGTCTGAAATAGCTGATATTAATGATGGTAAATGGGTAACAAGACAATTTATAGCACCTTATGATGGATAGGGTTCTTTTATTATAAAAGTTGAGGGAGATATTTATATAGATTTCTTTGCAGTAACAACAAAACCTTTGGATAATTATAAAGATGTAATGACTACAGAGTTTAGGCAAACAGCTGAAACTATAGGTCTTTATGGTCATAGAATAAATAATCTTGAAGGTAGTGTTACTGACTTAGGTATAGAGATAGATAATAGAGAAGAAGCTATTAAGTTGTGGGCATAGAAAGAACTATATAATGACAGTATACTTACAACTACACTTAATTCTCTATTTAAGATAACCCCCGGAACAATAACTTCACTAACTGAAAAAATATAGTATAATTCAGAAGATATATAGAAGAAATATACAGAGGTTAAACAAGACTATAATGGTATAAAGACTTCAATATATGACATTACTTACGACTCTGAAGGATAGGAAATACTTACTATAAAATTTTATAATAAGACAGAAACTGCTTCTTATGTAGAAAGCATATTAGGTAGTGGATTTACTCCTGATAATCCTGTAATAAACTCTTTGAATAATTTAAAGAATACTATAGACACTAATAAGAGTAATACAGATGCTTCAATAAATAGTTTAAATAGTAGAATATCTACTTCAGAAGGTAATATAGATGTATTAGCTAAATGGAAGAATGATAATGAGTCTAATGTAGCTTTAATAAGTACTATAAATACAAATCTTAGTACTTTAACAACTAATTATAATAATACCATAAATGTTAATTATCCTAATTCATTAGCTGCTCAAATAGCTACTGCTCAAGGTAATATTAGTGCTTTAATTAGTTGGAAGGATACTACAGCTGCTACCAAAGATTAGGTTAATACTGTAAATAAGAGTCTTAATGATTTAAATACAAAATTTATTAATTAGTTAGATAAAACTGTTAATGGCTCTTTAGCATATAATATAGATTCTGCATTTGGCAGATTAGGAGTATTAGAAAGTTGGAAAACTGATACTACCGGTAAAATTTCAGAACTAAATACCGCAGTAACTACAACTCTTCCAAACAAAATAACTAACGAAGTAACTAATACAAAAACTGAAATAAATAATGGTATAACTGAAACCTTAAAGAGTTATTCTACTACAATTTAGACAGCTAATGAAATTACTACTAAAGTAATAACGCCTTTAAGTGAATTGGGAATATCTATAAATGGTACTACTAGAAATATAGCTATAAATGCCAAGAATGGTACTATAACATTTAATACTGATAATTTTAAATTAACCTCTGACGGAACATTAACTGCTACAAATGGTAGTTTTACAGGCTCTTTATATACATCAAATGGATATATTGGAGGATTCGTTATAGATGGAGATTCTATACATTCAGAAAATAGCAATATTTACATACATAAAAATGGTAGTGCAAAGTTTATGAATATAACTGCGGCAGGAAACATTAGTGCCACAAGTGGTAATATAGGAGGAATACTTATTAATACTGAGGGTGACCATGGAATAAAATCTGAGAATGGCAATTTCTATATTACAAGTGCTGGTAAATTATTTTGTATAACTGCGGAAATAAGAGGTACAATATACGCTAATAATGGTACTATAGGCGGTATAAAGATAAGTAATAATAGTATTTCATCTCTAAATCAAAAATTTAGTTTGACTGATGAAGGAAAATTAACGTGTAGTAATGCTGATATTTCAGGAGTTATTACTGCTACAAATGGAAGTTTTAATGGAAAAGTTACTGCCACTGAAGGCTCATTTAAAAACGGAACAGTAGAAAATTGTACTATAAATACTTGTACTATTACTAAGGGATGTTCTATAACAAATGATAACGGGTGGAATTTATATGGAGATTCTACAGGCCCCGGATGGATATTAGATGGTGTTGGTATTTATAATGTATCTTTACGCTTACGATATACTCCTGATGGAAATTTTTAGAATATTACAAAATCTTTATATTTAAATAATGGTGCAGATAACAATTATATGTTTCAATTACAAAATGGTGCAGGTATTTATATAGATACAACTGATACAGCTATGAATATTACTGGTTCTTCTGTATTTAATAGTACAGTAGAAATGCTTGGAAATATAACTAGAGCTTCTGGACTGAGAGTTAAGACTTACAATATGTCTTCAAGTGGAACAATACCTACAAATGTTGATATTGTAACATTTACTAATACTTCTGCAATTACTGTTTCCTTACCAACAGCAACAAATTGCCAAGGTAAGATTTTATATCTTAAAAGAAGTACATCATCAGGAGTAACTTTGAAGGGGGGTTCTTCAAATAATTTAATTCTCCTTGCAGATGGAACAACAACTTCTACAAGTTCAACATCTGTAGGAAGTGGAAAGTCTATGATATATATTAGTAATGGCACTAATTGGATTGAATTTTATTGTGGGTAATATTAAAACAATTATAATATGAAAAAGATTAATTTTAAAGAATTTCAAATACAAGAGAATCTTTTCTCTGATACTAAGACATTAGTGGATTTAAGAGAAGGATTTAGTAATGTAGTATATAAAAATTCATAGGGAATTAAAGGACTTGATTTAGCTTTAAAGATATATAAATCTGATGGAGAAATTGAATTTAATGATGATGAATTACAAATAATAAAGAATATATCTGAAATATGTGTAGCTCCTATAACTAAAGCTATATAGGATATATTTAACGAGGATAAAAAGAATACTAATGATTAATATTAATTAATTTAAATATGAGTGTATATGATGTAGAATCACTAACCTCATTAGCTAATTAGATAGCTCCTTATGTGTCTTAGGTCTTAGCATCTAAGCACAAAAAGGAGGTATCTAGTATAGATTTAGTAACTGATTTTACTAATCTATACTCATTACCTTGTTATTATTGGAATAGACAAACAGGGGTTAAAAGACCTGTTAATGTAGCTATATCTGATGTAGTAAGTACTGTAGAAGCAGCAGCTAATGAGGAATTAATAAAGATAAAAGAAATGGCTAAAGATTCTGCTGAATCTGCTGATGGGGCAGATTAGGCAGCTTAGCAATCAGCTTAGAGTGCTGCTGAAAGTGCAGCTACTGCATTGGATTAGAAGAATCAAACTATTGATTATCTTAATGCAGTAAAGGATGATGAAGCTACAAGAGTGGCTAACGAGAATATAAGATTAGCTAATGAATAGGAAAGAAAGACTAATGAAAGTGAAAGAATAAATAAAGAGAATATAAGAAGGTCAAATGAAGATATAAGAATATAGAATGAAAATGATAGAGTAAAGAATGAGAATGAACGAAAGTCTTAGGAGATTACAAGGCAGTCTAATGAGTCTTTAAGACTTGAATAGGAATAGGATAGAGAAGATGCTGAAACTATTAGAAACTCTAATGAAAATATAAGAAAGTCTTAGGAATCTACTAGATAGAATAACGAAAATACTAGAAAGAGTAATGAAACTACTAGGTAGAATAATGAGTCTCATAGACAGGAAAATGAAGATGAAAGAGTATCTTAGGAAAATTCTAGAGTATAGAGTGAAGCTAGCAGAGTAGAAGCTGAGAATATTAGAGTATAGAATGAAACTAATAGAACAGAGGCTGAAAATCTAAGAGAAGAAACTGAGAATACTAGAGAAGCTAATGAGTAGAATAGACAAACAAAAGAAACTGAAAGACAGTCTAAAGAAACCATTAGAATAGATAATGAGAATACTAGGATTAGTAATGAGAATACTAGGGAAACTCAAGAGACTAATAGACAGAATAAAGAGGCTGAAAGACAGTAGTCTGAGACTGACAGAATTAATAGTGAGAATGAAAGAAACACTAATGAAGATGAAAGAAAAGCTAATGAATTAACTAGGATAGAAAATGAGAATACAAGATTATCTTAGGAAGAGAGTAGAGTAAATGCTGAAAATACAAGAAAAGAATAGGAAACTAATAGAAAAAATGCTGAGATTATTAGGGAGTAGAATGAGGATACTAGACAGAATTAGGAGAGTACTAGATAGTCTTAGGAAGCTACTAGAGTAAGTTAGGAGTCTTCAAGAGTTAGTACTGAAAGTTCTAGGGTTAGTGCAGAGAATACTAGAGTATCTAATGAGAACACAAGAAAGTCAAATGAAACCACCAGAACTAATAATGAAAATAGTAGAAAGTCAGCAGAACAAAGTAGAGTTACAGCAGAGACTAATAGAGTAAATGCTGAATAGGATAGAGTTACTGCTGAAAATAATAGAGAGGAACAGTTTAATATTAGTAAAGAGGCTGCTGATTAGGCAGCTGATAGAGCTAATGATGTAGCTAGTCATTAGCCTTATATAGGAGAAGATTTATATTGGTATTTATATAATGAGTCTACTAAATCATATAATAAGACTACTAAATATTCTAAGGGAGATAATTTCTCAGTTAAGGCTACTTTTAGTTCTATAGCTGAAATGGAAACTTATGTTAATCCTAGTGTTGAGACTGCAAGTAATCCTATATTAAAGATAGGTGACTTTATATTAATTGCTACTGATGTAGAGTAGGAAGATAATGCTAAATTATATGTGGTTTCTAATGTAACTTCGACCAAGATAACATTTGATTATATAGCTGATTTTAGTGGTGCTAGAGGTTTTACAGGTCATACTCCATAGCTTAGTATAGGAACTATTACTACAGGCAGTGCAGGAACTGCTGCAAGTGTATCATTAACTGAAGATGGTATTGATACTAACGGTAATCCTAAATATAAGATAAACTTTACTATACCTAGAGGTGATAAAGGTGATACTGGAAAAGCTGCTGGATTTGGTACTCCTACAGCTACAATAGATGCTAATGTAGGAACTCCCTCAGTCACAGTTACAGCAAGTGGTGCAAATACTGCTAAGGTATTTAATTTTAATTTTAAAAATCTTAAAGGAGAAAAGGGAGATAAGGGTAATCCCTTTACTTACGACGACTTTACAGAAGAGTAGATTGCTATCTTATAGAAACCTGCAACTGATGTTACTGCTGCTGCTAATGCTGCTGCTTAGGCTGCAAATACTGCTGCAAGTAATGCAGATTAGGCTACGGCTGATGCTATAAATGCAACTACTAATGCTAATCAAGCTGCTACTAATGCAAATAATGCTGCTGATAATGCTAATAATGTAGCAGCTACAATATCAAATAGTTTAACTTCTCACACTTCTGATTCTAAAATTCATGTTCCTAAGAATGGAGTTAAAGGATAGGTTTTAAGAAGTAATGGAGATGGTACTTCTTCTTGGCAAAATATATACAATGAAGATTTGGATTCATATGGAGTGCAGTGGACTAAAGGAGTTGCTGACCCTAAATTAACTAGAATAGGAAATTTAACATTACATAAAACATTACCAATACAATCTAAAATATAGGGATGTATAGTTCAATGTAAGGGAGATAATCCTCAAATAATATATAAACTAAATAAAAATGATTGGAGGTTTAGAGAGTCCCCTGAAATATTATATAATAAAACTTTATCTGTATCAGGTTCTACTTATACAATAACAGATACCTTTACTTTTAAAGATAATAGATTTCTTAAACAGTATGTGAAAATAAATAATGTTATATGTAAGGTTACTTCTATTAATACTTCATCTTATACAGCAACTCTAAGTCCTAAATCTACTATAGCAGCAGGAACTTATAATGTTGAATTAGGAGCAGTATTAAACGGTTATGATGGAGAAGTAAGAAATTATGTTCCAAAGTTTTATTATAAATCATATGATGGAGAGACTACTAAATGGGTTAAAATATCTGAGTATAAGATAGATAATTCTTGGATAGAAAGTCCTGCTAATTTAGTAAGTGCTACATAGGTTACAATATTAAGAGAGGTACCTTCTAATATGGGATATTTAAGTACTTTGGCTTAGTATAGTGCAGTATGTATAATGAATGATAGTACTTATTGTAGAGGAGGAGATAATAGAACGTCTTATGATTCTAGTACTGATATTTTTTAGAATTTATTAGGTAAGCCAGCAACCAACGTTACTAGGGCTAATATGAGAACCTACTGTAGACAATCAGGAACTGAAATTATGTCTTATTTAGAATATAAAGCTATTTTTTATTGGCTATATGTAATAGAATATGCTAATTTTAATGTATAGGATTCCTACAATTCAAATTTAACTTCAGAGGGTTATAAATAGGGAGGATTAGGTAGCGGAGTTACTAATATAGGTAATTAGGACAATTTTAATGACTATAATCCTATAACTCCTTGTAATTATGGTATTGAATACGGAAATAATTCAATAGGAATTAGTATAACCGTGAGTAGTACTTCAAACACTGTAGCTCGATGGAGAGGTTTTAACAACGTATTTGGAGATATTTGGAATAATATGGATGGCATTATGATTGATGCTAATGCTGGTACTACGGGTAGAGATAATAAAAATTTAGTATATGTTTCCAATAATCCCAAAGATTATAATGATTCAGATATTTCTAAATATTCTATTGTAGGAGAAGAGATTCATTCTGATGGATATATTGTAGATTTTGATTTAGGAGATTCCGCAGAAATTATTCCTTTAAGTGTTGGAGGGGATTCCACCATATATAAATGTGACTACCATTATACTGGTTCTTTGAATTCTATTTTGAGGACTCTTCTCTTGGGTGGCACTGCTAATTCTAGTGGTGCTGCGGGCTTGGTGCGCTTCAATTCTGATATTTCTGTGGGTTATTCTAGTCAGGATGTCGGCTTCTGGTCATCTAAAAGAATAGATTAAACAATAATAAACAATAAAATGGTTAATATATTGATTAGTTTACTTTTGATATTATTAGATAAAAATCTTATCTTAGGTAGCAATGCTAATAATAGTGGTAATGCAGGCTTAGTGAACTTCAATTCTAATAATTCTGTAGGTAATTCTAATCAGAATATCAGCTTCTAGTAATTATGCATATAATTAAAAATTATATTTAATATATTAACCTTACCTCTTGGTAAAAAATAACGTAGAGTATTAAAGAGTACTAGTAAATATTATATTGAAAATTCTCTAATAATGCATAATGATAAATAAATGAAACGTATAAATAATATTTTTAATTAGATTTGTGAACAGACAAATATAGAAGAAGCAGATGATAACGCAAGAAAAGGAAAACATAATATTGGAATAGTAAAACACGATTTACATAGAGAAGAGGATAATAAAAAATTAAGAGAATTATTTATTAAAGGTAACTATAAAACTTCTAAGTATACAGTTTTCAAAATATATGAACCAAAAGAAAGAACTATATATAGATTACCTTATTATCCTGACAGAATTGCACATTGGTGTATTATGTTAATTATGGAAAGAATGTGGACTAATATTTTTATTAAACATACTTATTCCTGTATTAAGGGTAGAGGTATTCATAAATTAGTTAAAGACTTAAAAAAGGATTTATAGAATAATGCTGAAGATACAAAATACTGTCTTAAACTTGATATTAGAAAATTTTATCCTTCTATAGACCACGATATACTAAAGCAAATAATAAGAAGAAAAATAAAAGATAAACAATTATTAAATTTACTGGATAATATTATTGATTCTACTTCAGGAGTTCCTATAGGAAACTACCTTTCACAGTTTTTTGCTAATCTATATCTTACTTATTTTGACCATTGGTTATTAGAAGAAGTAAAAATTAAACACTATTATAGATATGCTGACGATATTGTTATACTGTCTGATAATAAGGAATTTCTTCATAAGGTATTAATTCTTATTAAACTATATCTAAAATACAAACTAAAATTAACATTAAAGCCTAATTATTAGATTTATCCAGTAGATTCTAGAGGAATTGATTTTGTTGGTTATATTTTTAGACATAATTATATTTTAGTTAGAAAAAAGATTAAATTGAAATTATTATAGTGTATAGCCAACTATGTAAATAGTAGTAAAACTACAGATAATCTATAGAAATTAAACAAGCAATTAATAGCTTATTTTGGTTGGTTAAAATATTGTAATTCAAAACATCTATTATAGAAAATAGAATTAATAACAGGAATACATTACTCTAATTGGAATGGTTATGATTCTAAAATTAGTAAGTACTATGATAAAAATATATAGATAGTAGAAACTGCTTCTTATAAAAAATATTATAAAATACATTTTAAATATAAGAATAAATCTATTTCAGTTAAAAGTACAAATAAACATTTAAAATATTTATTAGATAATAATAAATTACCAATAAACATTAAATTAAAAAAGAAATATGGAAATTCCAAGAAGAATAAATTCAACAATATAGCCTAATCATATTTTTGATTTAGGAAACGGTAATTGGTATTATAATTATGATATTTAGTCAGAGGAAGTAGAAACTCAACATTTAGGAGAGGATTCTGTTATTAAAGAAACTAGATATAATTATATATAGATTAAATTACCAGAAAAACCTAATTATAAACTCTGTGTAGAATCTATAATTAGGTAGTATATATCTTAGAGTTAGGAATTTGACTTAATAAATTCCGCAAATAAAGCTTTAATGAATGGAGATACTGATTCTAAAGATATTATTAAATATCAAGAGTACCTTAATTTAGTTGAGGAAATAAAAGCTAAAGTAGCAAATGATTTAAAAAATTAACTTTTAAACAATATATAATTATGACAAGAAGAAGACCAAAACCAATGTCTCCAAAAGCAGGAGTTAAAAAGAATAGATATGCTTGTGGAGGAAAAATGAAGAAATGAGAAATCTAAAAAGTAAAAATTTGTATAGGCTGTTAATTGTAATGCTAAAATATATACCAATGATTATATCATTGTTCTATTTAATAAATACAATTACAGCTTTTATAGGTATAGACATCCCTATATTAAGTACTATATCAGGGATGTCTTTACTTACTTGGATATTTATGTATATAGCAACTATAGTATTTAACTTTTGTAGTTATCATAGAATGTTTTTATATTATATACTTATAGTTGATATTATAAACATTATAGACTATTATATTAGTATTCCTATATCAGATTTTTAGTTAATAATGTTACACACTATAGTTACAGGAATATCCCTATTTATAGTTTTGTTTTTATATATAAAAAAGAAAAAATATCAATGAGTACTGAAATTATAATAGCATTAATAGGAGTATTCTCTACGATAGTATCCTCTTGGACTACTTGGTTTCTAACTAGAAAGAAATATAATAGTGAGGTAGACCAAAATCTAATATAGAATATGAAAGAATCTCTCGATTTCTATAAACAATTATCTGATGATAATAGGTCTAGACTTGAAGAAGTTTTAGCAAGAAATGAGGAACTTGAAAAGAGAAATGACAGACTTGAGGAGGAAGTAAAAAAACTTAGAGATTAGATGTTTACTCTTATGAATTAGATTTGCTTAGATTTAACTTGTAAAATTAGATAGAATGGAACTGAGATTAGAAAGAAAGTATAGAAATAACAATTACTGTATAGACAAACTATGTATAAATGGTAAATATTTCTCAGATGCTCTTGAAGACCCTGACAGAGGATTAACTAATATTATGAGTCTTGAAGAGATAAAGAAGATAAAAATTAAAGGTAATACTTGTATACCTTATGGTACATATAATATTACTATAACTTATAGTCCTAGATTCAAGAAAAATTTACCTTTACTAAATAATGTAAAGGGATTTGATGGTATAAGAATACATAGTGGGAATACACCTTAGGATACAGAAGGTTGTGTGCTCTTGGGTTTTAATAAGATTAAAGGACAAGTGATTAATAGCAAAGATACAGTTAATAAGTTTATTGATATAATATAGAAGGCTCTTAATAAAGGAGAAAAAGTTACTATAACTATAACAAAATAATTAATAAAAAAGGAGAAGTAATATGGAAAGGATAAGTTGTACTGATTATAAATTTGGTATATTAACTATAAAGTATATACCTATAATAATGTTCTTAATAATGTGGATTCATACAGGACTATTAATATTTGGGATAAATGGACCTTGTGCTGATACTATAGCAGGCAGTGCTATTATACCTTCTATATTAATATTCTCTATGTCACATTTATTTAAATTCTGTTATATACATAAATTATTAACTATATATTCTTTAGCAGTAGATTTATGTATTAATTTTTAGAGATATGTAGGATTTGGCTATACACTTAATATATTTAGAATAATAATATTTATACTTGGTACAATATTATTCCTTTTACTATTATTTAAATTTAAAAAATATAGATATAAATGTTGCACACTAAGAGAATAATACTAAAGATACTATTCTTTCTGCTCTTCTTGACAATAGTAATATCCTGTAAAACAACTACTAAAGTAGTTGAAATACCTGTAGAAACTATAAAGACAGAATATATAGAATAGATTAAATATGATAGTATTTATCATAAGGACAGTATTTATATAATGTAGAAAGGAGATACTATATATAATAATAAGGTATAGTACCTATATAAATACAAATATCTTAGAGATACTATTAATGTTACAGACACTATTCCAACAATAGTTACAGTCAAAGATACTTAGTATATAAATAAATTATATACTTGGTAGAAGTTGTTAATAACTGTGGGAATAGGATTTGTATTATACTGGATAGTTAGATTAGTGATTTATATAAAAACTAAGTTTAATATTTAAGTTTAATATTTAAGTTTAACATTTAAATTATATAATTATGGCAAAGTGTTGTAAAGGTAAAGGCAAAGGAAAGAAAGGAAAGTAATTATGCTTAAAGTAATAAAAGAACTCTTACTAAAAATAATTAATAGTATAGATGCAGGTAATAGTAATATTACAGAAAAAGAAGCATTTGAAATAATAGATATTATTAAAAGGTATACTGATACTACTTAGTATTATAATAGAACTCAAGCTGCTAAATACCTTAATTGTAGTGTATAGTCATTTGATTTATACAGGAAAGAAGGTAAAATTCCTGAAGGAATTAAATAGGCAGGAGGAGTAAGACAATGGACTAAGAAAGAATTAGACTCTTTTATAGAGAAAAACAAGAAAAATTAATTACTAACTTCATAGTTCTTTTGTTTCATAATGATTGTTTTAATTAAAACCCTTGTGTATCAATAAGATATGCAAGGGTTTATTATTTTTAGGTAGTTTAATAAAAACATCTTATCTTTGCACCATGTAAGCTTACAAAAGAATTATAAATAAATTAGTTTAACCTTAAAAACTTTTTACTATGGAAATTGTTGAGAAAGTAAAGGAAATAGAGAAAGAGCCTGCTAAGGAATATGCTTCTAAAGGTACAGGTAATGCAGGCTTAACTTTAGGTATAATTGGTACTGCTTTAGGTGCTTATGCTTTAAGTGGAAGAAATGGCTTTGGTTTATTTGGCAATGGTTGGGGACATAACTATGGTATGCCTCAGAATGTAAATATCAATGCTGATGTTAATACTCCTAATAATTCTATTCCTTCTACATTTAGTGTTTGGGAAAAAGAGTGTGAAGATAACTTGAAGCAGTAGGCTGATATGTATAATCTTGCTCTTAGTAACCAATATAACAGATTTAATGATAGACAGACTTTAAATGGTGAGTTATTCAGTGTCTGGAAAAGCCAAGCAGATGCAGACTTTGGATTATATAAGTCTACAAGAGATAGCTTTGATATAGTAAACAAGAGAATAACTGATGACAGTTTTGCTCTTTATAAGAACCAAAGAGATAACTTTGATGCTTTATCTGCAAGAATAGCTAATCTTGAAACTAAATAGGCTGTAGCTGATGCTGTAGAGCCTTGGAGAGCTAAGGTTCTTGATATGAGAATTAATGGTGTGGCTGCTGCTTCTCAGGCAGGTATTAATCTTGAGGCTGAGAGAAGATGTTGCGCTGATAGTAAGATTGTAAACTATGTAAATAGTACATTTGTTCCTCAAATGATAGTAGACTTTACTACAGGTACTACTACTCATGCTGAGAACACTTATAATCCTCTTTGCAGCTGTTGCTCTCCTTGTGGAAAGCAACTTGCTTAATAGGACTAATATAACTTGAAGAGAGCAGTTAATACTGCTCTCAACAAGTTGTATAATAATAAATATTCATATTAAACATTAAAAACTATAATATTATGTATCCAGTAAATCAAGTTATATTAGGGGGAGATTCTATGTTTAACAGTAACTTAGATGACCTAGATGTTTAGATACAAAGGATGGAAGCATATAGACAAAAATTAAAGCAATTAAAGGAGTCTTAGCAATAGTAGCCTATACAGAAAAGTCTAATATGGGATTAGATAGATGCAGAGATTACTCCTATGAGTAGTGAACAGAAGAATAGACTCCTTAATAATGCTGATTATGTAGATACATATAATGAGCTTCAATCTATTGTTTAGGTAGAACTTCTTAATTTAGTTAAGGCTAAAATTGAGAACACTGAGAAAGGTAAGGAACTATTATCAAAGCAACTTAAAATAGTAAAGAAACTAAAGACTAAGATAATAGAAGATACTGACAGAGAGATGGAATTATTTAAGAAGTTTAAGGAATATAGTAAGAAACATCCTGATACTTCATATGATGAATTTATAAAAGAAAATATGTAATATGGTAACTATAACAAAACTTACAAGTAATCTTAAGACTTATGTAATAAATCAACTTGATGTTATGTCAAAGAATACACCTATAATAAATTTTATGAAACCATTAATAACAAGAGCATTTAATAAGAATTTTAATAAAATTACATAGGTTTTAAATTTAATAGCTGATGAAAACGGTAATATAGACATAGAAAACATATTAGCTGAAATGACAGAAGGATTAATAAACACTAATCCGTTTGTCTTTAAGAATCAAATAATAGGAGACATAGAAATAGGTGGAGGATGTATTAAGTTTAATGTACCTTTTACTAATAAGAAGCTAGTGTTTAATATGGATGATATAGATGCTTTCAAGGAAATGTTAATCACTAAAGAATAATAGTATGGATGATATTTTATTAATACAACTTCTCAAAAAGAAGGGTATAATCACTGACAGGGATATGCATGAATTCCATGAGATAACAGAGCATGGATTACAAGAACCTGTATATATAACAGAGGGATATAATGAACATTAGGTATCTGAAGATTCTAATACAATAACAGAGGCATAGGCAGTAGAGATGGTTTAGAATATGTATCATATAGAGAATAATAGAAAGTATATAGGAGAAAAATTTAATATTTATAAAGCCAAGGAATTGTGTTAGAAGTATAAAAACGTACTACCAAAAACCATAACTTATATAGATATATACTTAGCTATAAATATGCACTATCACAATTATATATGCTTATTTAAAAAATGGTTTAGTGATATGGTTGATATAGAGTGTAAGATAATAGAATCTGCAATAGTATATTGGTTTATGGATGACGATTTTAAATATGAAGATAAAATCTAGAAACTTTTTAAATGAAAGTAGTTGTAGGGGTAAGATTGAGTTCTTATCCCTATTTTCTTTATATATACTTGTACATTTATATATATATATATAGATATTATAACTTTAATTTATTAGTATTTTATTATACATATAATATATAAAGTTATTTATAATCTTGTGTAAATGTTAAAATTTGAGTAACTTTGCACCGTTTTAAAAGGGAGAATTATGGCAACAGAAGATTTAAGTATTGATAATATCCTAGATTAGGGAGACATCGACAACCTATTTATGGATAATGAAACACAAGAAACACAGGAGTCCCAACCTGAAAATAAAGGGGATGAAGATAATAAAGAAACTCCTAAATAGGAGCAAACTACTGAGGTTGATACAGATGACTTATTTGTAGAACCAGAGAGCGTAGGTAGTGAGGAGAATAAGGAAAAGGAAGGTACTGAAACTGAAAAGGAAAGTACTTCTCCCAATAATAACTTCTACTCTTCCATTGCTAAAACCTTTGCAGTAGAAAGTATCTTCCCAGACCTTACAGACGATGAAATAAAAAATGCTAATTCAGCTGAAGCTTTAGTAGAATTAATTAACAAGCAAATTGACTCAAGACTTGATGAAAAACAGTAGAGAGTCATTAATGCTTTAGATGCAGGTATAGAACCTGATGATATTAGGAGATATGAGAATACTATTTCCTATTTAGATTCTATTGAAGAGGATAAATTAAATGCTGAAACTCCTGAAGGAGAAGAGCTAAGAAAAAGACTAATCTATTAGGACTATATTAATAGAAAATTTTCTCCTGAAAGAGCTAGTAGAGAAGTACAAAGGTCTATAGATTCTGGTAATGATATTAATGACGCAAAGGAAGCTTTATAGAGTAATAAAGAGTTCTTTAATGACCAATATAACGATTTACTCTAGAAAGCAAAGGAAGAAGAATAGAAGTTTGAAAAGGAAAGAAAACAATAGGCTGAACAACTTAAGAAATCCATTATTGAGGATAAGAATCTTTTTGGAGACCTTGAGTTAAATAAGTCTGTTAGACAGAAAATTTTTGATAATATTTCAAAGCCTGTATATAAGGATGAAGATTCAGGAGCTTATATAACAGCACTTTAGAAATATTAGAAGGAAAATCCTAATGACTTTCTTAAAAATGTAAGTACTATATTCACTCTTACTGATGGCTTTAAGAATATAGATAAGTTAGTTGCTAAGAAAGCAAGTAAAGAAATTAGGAAAGGCTTTAGGGAATTAGAAAATACCCTTAGCAATACACAAAGAAACTCAGATGGTAGCTTGAATTTTGTAGGAGGTACTAATGATGAGGAATCAATGTTTAAGGGTTATAAGTTAGATATATAATTAAATACGATATATAACTTTTAAATAAAATAAAAAAATGGCTGGAAAATTAAGTAAATTCCAAACTATTGGTTTCCAACATTGGAAGGGTGAACTTACAAGTTAAGCCCTTGTAAAATTGGGAAATATCGGTAAAACCCTCCATAATTATATGTGAATATAGTTAGTGGTAATACCGAGATAACCTTTATAATAATATATAAAGGTATTGTAACGCATAGAAGGTGAAACAATATCTTATATATTATAGAGTTACAGCGGTAATATATATTATATAAGGTATTGAATATAATCCTTCCAAGAGTTCCCAACATTATATAGTTGTGAAACTAAATATAATGATGATATATGCTGAACTTATACAATGGTAAAGTATAAGAACTAAGAGATAAAAAACTCTTAGGATAACAAAATGTTAACTAAGAATAACCACTTAGGTTCTATTTTTGGTTTAGCTCCCTAGAAGGCAACCAATTTAATGGTGCAACTTTTAGCTTTCCATAGAGGTAAGACTCTTGAAACAGTATTAAGTCAGTATCCTACTAAAGAGTTTGAGACTGATGATGATATGATATGGGATGTAATAGGAAGTTCTCAAAGGAATATTCCTCTACTTGAAGCAAGGGATGAAAACAATACAGTAATTACCTTAGAGTATCCTACTAATGTAGGTATTGGCACTTCGCCTTTCTATTTAGTATTTAGTGAAGACTGGTTTGCGAAGGGTGAGGTAATAGTTGGTAGTCTCAATGAAATCTATCAATTTAGAATAATTGAAGAGCCTAGAATTGAGGGTACTAATGCTTGCTATAAGGTTGAATTGATGGGTGGTAATACTACAGGAGTACCTGTAGAAAGACTTCAAGCTGGAGAAAGATTCTCTGTAGAGACTGCTTATGTTGAAAGAGAGCTTAGTAGACAGGTTGGTGATGTAAGATTTGCTGCACCTGTTTCTATGAGAAATGAGTGGTCAACTGTAAGAATTAAGCATAAGGTAACAGGTTCTATGCTTAATAAGAAATTAGCTATAGGTATTCCTGTAACTAAAGAAACTTAGGGAAGATATACTCACGATACTGTTAATATGTGGATAAATATAATGTGTTCACAGGTAGCGTAAGCTATAATAATTAATAAATTCCCTTAATTGCTGGAAACTCCCGTTAGGGTATTTATACTCCAATAACTACCTCTACAATAAATAAAATATTAAGTGGTGAAATTTGGAGTGATAATTAAATACATAGGGACAATCAGCAGCCAAGACTTATTGTGAAATAAGTAAGGTTCAACGACTAGTAAATCCTATATTTAGGTATAGCCCCAAGTGGGGTGAAATGGGGAACTCCTTATAGAAATAAGGATGAAGATATAGTCTGAACTCAATAGAGATATTGAGCCTCTTTAAGAGGAATTAGAAGTAACGATTCTAATTAAACAGTATAGTAATATACATTGGCATTATGTGGACTACCAAGTTGAGGAACAGTTCTCAGACTATAAGAACAAGGCTCTTATGTTTGGTAGAAGCAACAGAACAAGTAATGGTGAGTATCTTAACTTTGGTGATTCTGGTAATCCTATTAAGAC